CAATCAAAGGTACCGTCTTAGAAAACTAAATTAATTATTTTTACATTTATTAGACCATCTGCCAAGATAGAATTCATAGCAAATAATATCCCAAAGTGTTTTAGGTAACGCCCAGAGTTTTCCATCAATTAAATCATTACCTCTTAGCCAATCTTCGCCTGCTCTCGATGTTTTACTCTCTACTACAGCCCCACAATAGTAAGATTTAAGTGTTAAATAGTAATTATTTTTAATAAAAGGTATTTTTAATTTCATGGTGTATTATATTTAAAATACCTATTTAACTATTCCAGCAATTATCAGTATCGCTGTTCTTTCTATATTTAAACCAAGAGTATATTAAAATCGAGCACATTATTAACCCTACGCAGTAATTTAAAAACCACCATATACCAAATGTACCTAAAAATAAATAAACCATTCCTGAAATATAACCTATCATAGACATAATTATTAACATCAACGAAACATCTCTAGAGGATTTATTTTTAAAAATTTTAATTATTTGCGGTACATAGCAAAACATAAAACTTATAGTCATAATAGCTCCTGCTATTTCCTTAATAATTTCTTGCATTACTCTATAATATGATATTCTTTTTGATATTGCAATAACAATGTGGGTTCTAAAAAATACGCTCTTCTAATAGGTGTATCTGGAAAAATTATTTCCGCTAATTGTAATGGATCATATATAGGTCTCTCATATATAGGATAAGTACCAAGTCCTGGGTTATAAACAAAGGTATTATTCTTGTAGACAAATACATTAACAGCGTGACCTACTTTGTTATAAAAGTGTATAGCGAGCACTCTAGACCAGAGATAAGGTTCTAATTTTTCATTAGCCTCTAAAGCCATTTTATGATATATAGAATATACTACACATCCATCGGGTAAAATTTTTAATTCCGGCTTTTCAAATTCTTTATAATTGGGTATAATAAAAACAAAAAAGGCTACCAAAATTACTAATGGTAGCCAATTCATTTAATTATTTATTATGCTGCTATTTACTTCTTTTTCTCTTTCTATAAATGTAAACGGCAAACCCAGCAGCGCTAAAGGCCAGCAAACCAATAGTAGATGGTTCAGGAATAACTGGCGTGTTATATGCCATGGAAGAGCTATCCCATCTGATGTTGTAGACCTGGGCGTGTGTTACCGCGCTAAAATCTACAAAATAGCTGTTTACTGATGCATTTGTAATTTTCCATTGGTACGCCCATGTATTAACATATACGGGTTCATCTAACCCTGTTTCAGGACTAGGAAATGTACCATTTTGATATCTATTAACAAGATTGGTGTAAGCAGCAAAATTTGTTATTCCGTTTAAAGAGAGTTTAGGAAAACCAGTAGGTGTAAAGAAATCATACCCTGTTGCTTCTCCTATTTGTATTTGCAGTACAAGAGTTTTAATATTTGTTAAAGAAATAGAATTAGACAGTCTAAGTGTTCCTCCTAATGCATTTGGAATTTGACTGAAATTGCCAAAATATATTGATTCTGATGCTAGAAATGGTCCTCCACCTGTTGGGGAACCAGTAACTCTATTTAAAGTTGAATTTGTTGAACCTTGTGTAGCTCTTATAGGTGCAGGCCATGGAGTGTTTCCTGGAAATGAGCCGTAGCCTGAATAGTTAAAAGAATTTATATTAGACCAAGAAGAAAAACTAGTAGTTCCTCCCATATTTACAGTAATAATTTGAGAGTGTAGAATAGAAATTAAAGTAAAAAAATATGTAATTCCTAGAAATAATATTTTCATAGTATATATATAATATATGAACTTTTTAAGATATGCAAGGGCTTTTACGTTAATTGAACTATTAGTATCTATAGCAGTTATAACCATTTTAGCTGCTATTGGTTTTTCAGGTTATTCTAGTTATATAAAATCTGCTGAAAAGGGAAGAGAGGTTCATGCAGGTAGAGCATTAATGGCAGGGTTTCATGCTTACGCAGCTGATAATGGAGGGCGATTAATTAAAGCTATGGACCCTAAACCAGGTAAAGTATTAGACGATAAAGGTAAGCCAGTCATGTCCCATGCTGCAAAAAGATGGCCATGGAGACTTGCGCCTTATATAGATTATAGTATTAACATCTTAATGGTTAACAATCAGAAAGCTGCTCCTCCAGATGATAGTATGTATTCTTATCTAGTAACAGTTTTTACAACATTTGGTATGAATGGTACTTATGTTGGGGGTAAGTACGGTACTCCTGTTTCACCAGATAGAGGCAATAAATCAGTAGTAACTAATATCACTCAGGTTAATGAACCTTCTAAACTAGTTGTATTTGCGATTAGTAAAATGGAAGGAGCAGAACATAGGGGGTGTTTTGATGTGGCGGGTCCTGAAACTAGAGGAGCTGTCGGGGAGGTAGATTATAGGTATAATAATAAAGCCGTAGTGGCTTATTTTGATGGACATGTAGAGTTAAACTCCAAGCAGGAATTAAGTAATACAGAAAGGTGGAATAATTTTGCGACTAAAAACAATTAATGGCGACCCTGAAAGGATTCTAACCTCTATCTTTATGCTATATGCATAACGTGCTTTGCATTACACTACAGGGTCTATAATCCTACTTTCTTTAATTTAGTATAATATTTAGGATTTTCAATAAGATGATCTTTAGCTATGGTTTTAGCTTTTTTTTCTGATGGTGTATGTTCTTTTTCTATTTCTATTCCTTTTTTAAGTTCTTTATTTAATATTTCTTTTGATGTTTCTGTCTCTTTAGATATATCTTCTAAAGTTTTACCTTTAGCTAACTGCTCATTAATTTTATAATTCTTTTTTAATAAGTCATTTATTAAAATTTCAAAATTCATAAAATTATTTATTATTAAAAGGGCATTTTGATCTTCTTACATAATTATACATAGCGCTAGAAGAAAATTTTGCAAAAGATATAAGATTTGAAAGAGAAGACAATTTCTCCATTACTGCTTTATTTAAATTAATTTTATATTTAAATTTATTTCTTTTAAAAGGAACTATTATACATAATGGAGTGTTAAAAGGTATAGTAAAAGTTTTTGATTCTTTAACTAGAATTTCAATAGATAGGGTATGAAAAATGTCGGTATCGAGTATACCGGGCATAGTGTCGAAATTATCGTTAAAATGAAATGTTGGGTTTAAAATTAAACTGCTATAGCCGGGAGGGGTTTTGATAAGCCAGGGGGTTAATAATTTATATGAAATGGGTTTTTTAAATTTTATATTATCTGGTAAAAAATCAATAAATGATGTGTCTGGTTGGTGTATTATTCCGTGGGATTGTAACGATGAGATTTTTTTCATTTTACCATTTTCATAGCAAAAATAAAAATCTGTCCAGGCGGGTAATATAAAACCCTTAGTTAAAAAATCTGATACACCTGGACATTTTTTAATATTGCCTCTTATAACAGGTACATTATTTACTAAATTTACATGTTTATTTGGATCAATATCCGTCCACCATTTTGGGAGAAATTTGCTAGCTGGAACAATAGGAGCTACTTTATCTATTTCTAAAGTTGTTGGAAAAAATTCTATTTCCTTTTTAAACAAATTAAACATTATATTATTTTAACTTATAATTTTTAAAATTCAATGGCGGGCAGAGTAGGATTCGAACCCACGGTGAGGTTTCCCCCACTTCCGATTTCAAGTCGGACGCCTTAGACCGGACTCAGCCATCTGCCCATAAAAATTATTAATATGGAAGCAGTGGGATTCGAACCCACGGAGGAATGGATACCTCGGAAGTTTAGTAAACTTCTGCCTTAAACCGCTCGGCCACACTTCCAAAATATGCTCCAGGAGGGACTCGAACCCCCATGCCGTAAAGCAACAGATCCTAAGTCTGTCGTGTCTGCCAATTTCACCACTAGAGCTAAAGTATGGAGAATACCGGAGTCGAACCGGTGACACCTGAATGCAAATCAGGAGTTATAGCCACTTAACTAATTCCCCGAAAAGACACACTTGTGCTATAACTTTCAATGAACTCTTACGAGTCTGTAGCGGCACATGCGCCCAAGACATTTCTGTCAGTGTGTCTAAAAAAGTGGAGCAAGTTTACCCGCGACGCTCCAGGGTTAATCTCAACCAATAGCATTGGAATGTCGGCTCCATTTACAAGAATGACCCAGAATTATTTAAACCAATTTGAAAATCGATTTCGTATCTTTTATTGTTTATTATTAAATCTTTTTTTAGAGTATTTTTATATATTACTTTAAGCAGTTCAAAATAATGCCAGTGTATAGGACTTATATAAATAGGACTTAAACATACAAAAACTAAATCGAAATCATAGCTTTTAAAGGTGTAATCTCCTTTTAATAAAAACTTACAAATCATCCTTTTATCGTCACTATAAAATGAATCTTTAGGCATAGAAGATGTTGGGTTGTGAATCCAGGTATAGGACATCAAATAATTATTTTTTAATAGATACCATACCCAATCAGCATCACTTACGACACTATATCTTTCTACTTTTTCTTTTTGTGAGTTAAAATAAAACAAATCGTGATGATGATCTATATTAATAATTGAATGAGTTTTATTAAAATCTAATTCATTTAGAATACAGTCATGATAATTGCTAAAAACTACTTTTTTACTATTCAAAATCGCATTAGAAAAAACTTCGAATATATAAACTAAATTTTGAATATCAGGTTTAAAATCCTCGTGTATGTCACCATACTGTAGTCTAATATTTTCCCAATGCATATTGGCATTTTTATTATAAACCTCATCATAATTGTTTATAATATATTGCCCATATCTAGTTGTGATAAAATCCATATCAATAGATAAAATGCGCATAAAAAGAATTATATAATAAAAAATGTTTTTTTCTACTAAATTGGCTCGAAGGGTTCTGCCCCCTCACCGAGAGAGTCACAATCTCTAATGCTTCTATTACACCACGAGCCACGTTTAAAAAATTGGAGCAGGACTTACTCGAGAGCGCTTTCCAATTACTCTCAACGCCTAATACCAGTGGGTTTGTGGTTGCTCCAAAAATGGCCGCTGCTGTTGGTAACGCTCCAACCTATCAAGTTCTTCAGACTTGCGCTAATCTATCTCAGCTAAGCAGCGAAATCGGGCAGAGAGGACTCGAACCTCCGGTCATTCCTGCTCCCAAAGCAGGTGCCATGGCCACTAGGCGACTGCCCGTTTAAAATTGTTAATATAGTTTTGGACTTCTTTTAAGATTAGTTTTTTATGTTTACTATGCATATATTGATGATGTGTCGGGCACATCGGTATTAAATTTTCTATACTGTTATTATTACGATTTTCATCAAAATGATGAACAGCTACTATTTTATCTTCACCGCAAATAATACATGCTTTTTTATGCTTAGTAAAGCAGGTTGTTCGATAAACATCTTCTTTCCAATTTCCGTTATTTGGTCCAACTCTATAATAAGAGTTAGAACAAGATCTCGAACAAGTTTTTTTCTTTTCTCGTTTATAAACTGTAAAAGATTTATTACAAAATAAACAAGTTCTAGTTTCTTTAGAATTTTTACTCTTGCAACTTTTACAGACATAACTTTTAATATCTTTGTATTGTTCTACTTCATAACGCCAACGCAAAGCACTTCCGTAACAACAGCTACAAATAACAAGTTGCTTAGTCATGTATATATTTATCGGTCGGGTTGGGTTTGAGCCACTAAAAATGGTCCCTCCTCAAGGTACTGCCCCTTGGTCTACCGGTTATCAACCGGTTGCTCTGCTATTAAGCTAAGGAGGGAAAGGGCGTGTTTTTGTACCGAAAGCCTCAGGCGTCCCCGATTATGTCACGGTTTTGTTATCACGCTTAAACATACGCCTAGTGAGCATTGTTAAGAGGCTTTGCGTATCTACTAAAATATTTATCGCAGATTTAACCAGGCTGGCTCTGCGAAAGCCTTTATAGTTTACCTACCTCAGGTAGAGAATTAAAATTGTTAGTACTTGAAGGGTTTTGTCCTAGGAATTGTCCCTNNTCAGCTAAGCAGCGAAATCGGGCACCTCGGTTCCGCCCCGAGTATTTCCAGTTCCCAAAACTGGCGGATTACTATCTTCCTCGTGCCCGTAAATTATTTTTCGCTCTTATCCTCTTTAATGAGACCCTTAACTTTTAATTGATTATACACTTCTTTAGCTAAAAAGTGAAAACCTATTTTTTGTGCCCATTCAAAGGTATATAAGAGTTCATCTTTAGTCATTTTTGTCCAATCTTTAATCGGCATAAAGTTCCTCATTATAAATTCTTGCTTGTTCTATATAACCCTCATCTTCTAGATATTTTCTTAGCGCTAAAAATTCATTACCAGACATTCTTTTATTTGTTGAGACTTCTAAATCATAATGTTCTTTACCATCCCCTACCTCGAAAATGGTTTTTATTTTAATTTTATATTTTTTTCTCTTATATGTGAGATCGGTCTCGTACATAAAGTAATTATATCACGCCTTTTGAAAAGTCAATAGTCCCTCCTCTAGGTACTGCCCCTAGTTCTATCGGTTATCAACCGATTGTAATGCTACTATACTAAGGAGGGAAAATACCCGTTAAGTGTGCATTGCTAAGAGGCATAACGGGTCTACTAAATTATTAGTGCTGAAGGGTTTTGTTCCGGATTTTGTCCCTTCCTTAACGGAGTCTGGCCTGGAGCCAGATACTTCCGTCCAATAGCCTGTGTTGTACTAATGCATAGCGTCATAGCTTTATGTAGCCTAGCTCGACTAGCCCAGATGAGCACCCCCAACACACTAACAGGCAAAGGGAACACACCCTGATCTGGATATCATTTGCTACGGCCAGATCTATAAAATGGAGCTCTGGGTCGGACTCGCACCGACTAATGAAAGTTTTGCAGACTAACGCTTCGACTACTTTAGCTTCCAGAGCGTTAAAATGGTGTCTATGGCAGGATTTGCACCCACACTAAAAAGTTCGTAGCTTCTCGTGCTCTCTATTACACTACACAGACATTCACGGAATCAACGAGACTCGAACTCGCAACCCCTGCCGTGACAGGGCAGTGCTCTAACCGATTGAGCTATGATTCCATAAAAAAGGACATTTTCTTTGTTTTTGTTGTTCTTTTTTATAAGAAAGCATTGATGAAAATTTTGAAAACGATACAAATTCTTCTCTAGATTTATATTTCTCTGTTTTAAAAAAATCATAATCTTCCATCGTAAAGTCATAGTCTTCTCGTTTAAAAGGAAAAACTATGCTAAGTGGAGAACCTCGTTCTATTAAAAATTCTCCTTCTTTTTTAATTAACAAAAATTGGTTGGAATCATGATATATATCTGTATCTTGTATACCAGGGGCAATATCATAATATTTGTTAAAGTGATAATACGGGTTTATATACATAACACTATAACCTGGTGGGGTTTGTATAAACCAAGGACTCTGTAACTTCAAAGTCCAAAGATACTCTGTTTTTGAATGTTCAGGTATATAGTTTAAAAATTGATCATTGCTGTGTATACGAGCATTAAATCTTTTATCGGATAGTTCAAATTCTATACTTTCTCTACCTTTAACTGTAATATATATATCAGTCCAGGCGGGTATAATATAGCCTGTTTTTAAAAAATCCATTATACCTGGACATTTTCTAACTGTACCAGTAGAAACAGGACGTTTATTAGCAAATTTAACATTTTCGTTTATGTTTATTTTTTCCCACCAATCAGGTAAATAACTTTTAGCTGGTATTATGGGGATAAATTCTTTTAAACCCTCGACTATGGGAATAAACTTTATATAGGGTGTTTTGGTTTTCTTAAAAAACATAATTTATTATAGTATATTATAACGTAAAATCAAATGCGGTGACACGGTTACGCTCCGAGGCCCGAAGTTTGGAAGACTCCTGTACTACTATTATACTACCACCGCGAAATGGCATGTCCGTGAGGAATCGAACCCCTTAGTCAAACGACAACGGTTTTGGAGACCGTCTACAATCCCACTTGTGAGCGGACATAAAAATGGTTGCGGAGGCTGGATTCGAACCAGCGCATAGAAGCTTATGAGACTTCTGACTTAACCCCTTGTCGACTCCGCAATAAAAAAAAATGAGCCCAGTGACAGAATCGAACTGACGTCAGATGATTACAAATCAACCGTTTTACCATTAAACTAACCAGGCATTGAAATCTTACCCGGGATCCATTGTTAAGAGGGATTACCCCGGGACTGTAAAAAAGCGGGTAAGGAGAATCGAACTCCTCTAATCTGCTTGGCAAGCAGACTCATTACCACTATGATATACCCGCAAAAAAAAGAACGATACACCTCTTCGTTTATCGAACCCACGGTTTCACGGTGGCTGTTTCAGTGATTCAGGCTCACCTCCTATAAAGCCTTTATTGATTAAAAAAAACGCTACCTATTTAATTAGGTAGCGGGTACAAAAAGTTCTACTATATACCCGCTTAAAAGATACAGGTTGTCCATTTCCCAAAGAGACTTGGTCGACCTGAATCCATAATTGATGTATGTAGTTTCATTTTTGAATGTACATATATTTATAAAGGAATGTTAGAATATTGCAAGTTTAATCTATTAATATTTCTAGATTTTCTTTAACTGTGTCAAATATTTCCTCTAAACAATACGAAAAGGCTATTGTTATTCTTAATTTATTTGTAACTGTAGGGGCGTTTCCCCAATGATACCAAAAAGCGGGAATGAGAATGCCTGAATTGGGAATTACTGGATTTATAGTTAATTTGTTTTTATCATCTATTACATATGTTTCACCTCCCCATTCATACTCCCAGTCTTCGTTTACATAAAGTATGAAGGTAACTATGCCTGGAATATAATAATCTTGATGACTTTTACCGTTTTGACCGTAGGTTTGACCGTTAAAATGTATTCGCATTAGAGTAAATTTATCATCTAGATACTTCTCTATAACACCTTTTATGTAATTTCCTGCCTCTAAAATAATAGATCTATCATTTCTTTTTTGTGTCCAGCTTAAAATTGTATCCCCATCGTAAGATCTATTTTTAAAAATCCATCCATTAGATTCCACATCATCCTTAACTCTTTTAAACAGCTCTGATGTTAATACGTTTGGAAATGTTTTAGGCATTTCTACATTTAAATTCATATAATATATTTTGATATAAAATTTAAAAATATCAAGTATTAGGAGGGGGTCCCGAGAATGAGCCTCCTATTATAATTCCAGTAGGAGGCGCTTCCATTAGACCTGTTCCGTAAACAGCATATACCGGTCTCTGTGCGTATCCACCTGCTATTACAGAATTATTAATAATTCTTACATTATCGTGAAAATTAACTATTGCTGGTCCGTAAAGTTCTCTTCTATTGTACGACCAGTCGGCCCAACCTCTGGATCCAGACCCAGCATTTCCTTTAGGTTCATCAGCTCCCTTACCCCCATTACCCCCCGTTCCTTGGCCACCGGATCCTCCCCCACTATTTCTTTGCATGCCCGATCTATCATACCTATATCCCCCGCTCCCTCCTTTTTGTCCGTCTCGTCCCCCAGGGCTACCCCCTCTTCCGCCTTCGCCACCTTCGCCGTCAGCCCAAGTATTAAACCAATTAAAACATATTCCTGCTATATTAAAACCTCCACAGTATCTACCTCTGTTACCTCCAAAGCCATTCCCACCAGCACCACCCCCTCCAGCAGAAACTAATACTTTTCCACTTTGAGAATATGATGATCCTTGCCCTTCCCCACCTATACTTGCTACTACAGGAACCCCTGGGGCAACTGTAACAGTTTTAGTACTTAGTCCGCCGGCGCCTCCTCCACCTCCTCCACCTCCAGAGCCTGAACCTGCGTTTTCACCACCGCGTCCACCACCGCCAGCTACGGAAAGAGTAGCGGGGGATATAAAATCTGTAACAATAACAGTGCTGCTTGAATTAATTTGTGGGGGTGTAAAGCTACCGGAACCACTATAACTTCTAACCCCGTATTGTCCTATAATAATACCATTATTAATAATAGTAATTCTATCAAAATCCCTAAAGTCATCAGGAATTAATATAGCTGGAATTCTGGACGCCGGGGTGGGTGAATTTGTGAAACCTGTAGATGTTGAACTAATTGGTGTATCAAAACTGGGAGCGTAAACTATTGATCCAGAATTTATAGTTAAAATTGCATTTAACTTTTTACTAGCGTTAGTCCACCTATGGCCATAATTGGCTTGTGTCCAATCGCCTATCCAATTATAAAGATTGATACCGTTTTTGTATTTGTCTAAATTGGTATCTTTTATCTCTGTGACAACATGTAACCAGGATGTATAATAACCTGGGGGTCTAACTGCTGTAGCCATATATATAATTATTAAGGTGGTAGTAAATCGCCAAACAAATACCAAGTTGGTTGTCCGTTAACTATACCTGCAAAAAAACAAGTTCCTACAGAACTTGTAAAAGCCAGGCTACTGAAACTATCCGTGGGAGCGGATTTTATAGTTGTCCCCGCACCTACAAAAGTCACTTTACCTGTATTTTGTCTAATAAAAGAAACTTGGGTTCCTACTCTTAGACCAGCGGGAAGAGATATATTAATATTACTAGTATTATTACATAATATTGTAGTTTGACTATCTGAATTAGTAACTGTATAAGAAGAATTTTCATTTTTAGGTATATGGTAAAACCTATCTACAAAATCGCCTATAGTCATTGCGTTTGTGGTTCTTCCTACACTTGTAATATCTGAAAAGTCTACGACTCTTCTTAACCCGGTAATCATTCTTGAATCAGCTGTTGACCCCCCGGTATCAAATGTAATAGAGTTGCTTACGGTTGTGGCGCCTTTTATTGTTACGGTAGCGCCATTCACTAATAAAGTTCCATCAATGACTGTATTTCCGTTTGCTGCATTAACTGTAAATTTATTAACATTAATGGTCAAACTTCCTGTTTGAGTAACATTACCTGTTGCTGCATTTACTATAAAATTACTATAAGCTGCTCCTAAAGATAAATTTCCTGTAATTCTAATATTATCAGTGATTGTAGTTTGCCCTTCTATTTCTACTGTTGAGCTATTGTAAATAGGACCAAAGTTTTTAATATCATCTGCCCTTAATTCAAAGAACCCTGTTTTTAGGTTCATTGTTTTTGTAGTATTATTATCGTTGTTTAATGTTATACTATTCTCTTTATCTGCTGCGGCTCCAAAATTTATAGAAAGAGTTATACTTCTTGAGGTTCCTGTAGAGTTTAATCTTATAAAATTTAATTGATTTGTTATACTAACATCGCCTGTGTTAGGTGCTAAAGTTAAAGATCTGTCCCCGGATCTATCAGATTGATATGTAGTGTTTGTGGCGCCTTTTCTTCTACTAAAAATAGAATCTACAAATAAACTTTTTTCTACGTCTAGATTTTGTCTTAGTTGTAGGTTTCCATCGTGCTTTACGTTTACTTTATCACCTGCAGTTAAAAATCCTCCTTGATAATTTATATACACGGGATCTCTAAGATGGGCATCATTATCTTGTTTATCTCTATTGTATAAAAGATATTGAGATAAAGTTAGGGGGCTTACTGCTCTAATATTAGTTGGTAGAGCTGCTGGAGAGGCAACCGTTTGGGGTAACGATGCAAAATTTACATTTATTTGTGCTACTACAGGCATATATTTATTTATTTATAAAATAATAGAGATACTCTTCTCGCATAAGCAGGTAATGCTGTGTTTGTTTGATTTAATGTTTGAATACGTAAAAATGTTTCTGTTTGTTGTTGACCTGTTGTAACAAAGCCTGACATGCTATAGCCAGATCCTTTAACAAAAAATGTATTTGCAGCGCTTATTGGGTCTGTAGAATCTGCATATACATTACCTGAAACAAAATAATCTCTATCAGAAAATGTACCTGGTAAAAATTCTATTAAATAATCCCCTCTTAAGGATTGTGCTGTTACTCCATTAACGTTAGTAGATTTTTTTATGATATTACAAATTCTATTAGGCAATGTATATCCATCAAAAACTACATAAGCTCTTACAACACCTGGAATATCAATGGGATCTAAAAATAAAGGTGGTGTGGTTGATGTCTGGGATACTAGGGTGGTGCCTAGGCCGCTTCGTCTTAATCTTTGTACAAATGTTGATGCAATATTATTACCCATATTAGTATACCATAGTACTTATTTCGTAAACGTCAATAGGAGCTGAGCCTAGTGCGTCATATACAAAAAAATCAAATGATGTTAATTCTTTGGTATTAGAATTGACTGTAGCAAAAACAACTTCTTCTGTATTAAAATTTCTTGAGTTTATACTAACTACAGCGTTGTAGTTTGTATCTGTCATCATTCCATTTTCTAATACGACTCTAAATCTAATAGGTGCAGATTCACCATTAGGATCGCTCTGAATTGAAACTACTTTCTTTGTATCAATTGGTATGAACAACCCATCACTACTACCATATGGTTGAGTGGCTGTTTTTTCTGTGCCACCTTCAATATCATTCCACTCTGGGTCCATTAATTTTCTAAATAGGCCAAACGCTCTAGGAATTAAGGGATATGCAGAGAGATATCTGGGTGTTAAAAATTGATTTATTTCTGATGACAGCCTTACTGTCTCTGAGGATGCTATAATTTCACTAGGTTCTATGTACACATTAACATTACCTGATACAGCGCCAGTAGCGGTATAGCCTCCGTAGGGTATAGCATTTAAACCATTACCAGCACTTAAGCCTTGTACTCCAAAGGTTGCAGGAAATGCGCCAACATTTCCTATTGTTACTTGAAATGTTGTGCCGTTTTCAAACGGTTCATTAAATCTAATTGCTGTTATTCCAGAAAATACAGTATTACCAAAAGTGTTAATAATAGAATAGTCAGAACCAAATGATTGTAAGATGCCGTCCCTGTAAACATCCATATATCTAGAGATATTCGCAAGAGACATTGTATCACCCTTTTCAAAGAAATATAAATGATTGTCGTTTATATCTCTTCCTGATAGTACTGTTGAATTTGGTGCAACTATTCCGCTTCCTGTTACAGGAATTTTACATTCATAAAAATATCTCCTCGCGTAAGCCCTAGAATCAACATAACTTTTTGGAGCGGCGTGATAAGGATCGGTTGGAGGAAGACTTGTGAGTGTCAAAAAACCTGTCATCGAACTACCCGTTCTTTGAACGTAACCACCACTAACTACACCACCACCTAGAACGTCTTGAAGAAGTTTAGCACTAACACTCTTCTTTGTTCTTAACGTTAAAGTCTCTTGACTTTCATCATATACATCTTGCTCATTAGCAAAATTAATAGAAATTGTTGCAGCCATTTATTATTAGTTATTTATAAAATGGCTTTTTAAACTGTTAATTTGACTATCTTTATATTATAAAATTTAAGTATATCTTTGGTTTTTGGGGCTAAATTATATTCTTCATTGTAAACTACAGTAGGTATATTCCACGCGGCTATAAGTTTAGCGCAATTTTCACAAGGCAATAAATTGCACGCTAATATTTTACATTCATTTCTTTTAAAAAGTGAAAGAAGATTGGCCTCAGCGTGAATCATATAATGTCTTCTCTCTTCTCTATTATACCAAAAGTCTTTTTTGACTTTTTTACCTGACTTTAAACCATTATACGAAACACCCAAAACCCTGTTATCATAAGAAAGAGCGCATGCCCCGACTTTCTTATAAGGGTCTTCGCTTCTAAGCGCTGCTGTTTGAGCTAATCTTAAAGCGTATTCTTCCCAACTAATTCTTTTTTCCATATTCTAGAAGCTTCCCCACTTCTTCTTTAAGATATGGTACGTTATGTCTAATCCAACTAGCTTTATCCATATTCTCGTAACTATTATTTTTTCTTTTAAGCCAGTAAAAACATAATCTATCTAATTGTTTGTTTGTTTTAAGATTATACAAATAAGCGTAAAAAGATAGCTGTAAGGCATATTTAAAGTACTCACTATTAGGTAGATGATCTACAGGTTTAAGAAGAAACTTATCTTCAAAATCATTTGTGTACTTTATCTGTTTGTTAGTTTTAAAATCTACAATACTAAATGTATTTTCTTTATCTACTATTAAATCTGATGTACCTGCTATTTTATTTTTTGTATCCCATAAAGTATGTTCTAATAGATATTCACCGTCAAAACTTTCTTCTATTTCAAAAGCTACATCTTCAATAATTCTTTCATAATCGAATTCTTTCTTGAGAAGTCTATTTTCTATTTGTTCGTGTATAAGAGTTCCAAAATCTGTGCTTTGCTTATTCTTTTGTTTCCAGGATTCTCGTACTTCCTCCACATCTAGACCATATTTTGCTGCGTACTTCTTACTTTTATTCTCGAAGTCAAACTGAGGAACAAACTTATTAATAAATCTAGTAACGCTTTCGTATTGATTGTTATCAGCGTCTAAATATACATGATTTATTGGATCTAAAATTACCATTAGTCTATAGAGAAGAATGAATGAAGATTGTCTTTTCCATCTTCGTCCTCGTATTCTTCCTCTATATTATAAGGATCAACAACTGATAAGTCAACTTCTTTATTAAAACATCCGGCTCTTAATATCTTTACAAATTCGTTATATTGATCTTCTGAAAGGTATAATATACCTAAATCATCTCCTGAGCTTTTAACCTGTAAGTGCACGGCTCCGGATTTAGTCTTATCCTTAACTTCTATTTCTAAGCTAGTCATTCTTCGGAAAATCCGCTTTTGAACGTATAAACAACTCTACCATTTAGTGTAATTTTACTAATTTCTTCTCTTAAAGCATTTGTATGCTTAAGACCTTGTTTATGTACCATATATACATTTATACCTTCTAAAGCTATTTTTTTAGCCTTTTTGGAATCGTATATATCCTCAATGGTTATTTCGTACTTATTCATTAAAGCAAGTGTAAAATATATTTATTAAATTACAAGTAATTATGTTGTAGGTGTAGGAGCTGTAGTAGTAGGCTCTGCACCTCCTTCTGGAGCAGGAGCAGCTGGTGCAGGTCCGAACTCAGGTGGAACCTCCCCACCCTCGGTCGGTGGTGGTACTTCTCCTTCACCGGGCATACCTGTTGGAGCGCCAGCGGCCATTGGTTGACCTTCTGCGGGTGCAGCGCCTTGTGCTTGTTGTAGCTTCCAGTTGGGACCACCAGCCGTAATTTGTGCTAGCTCCCATTCGAATTCTTTATCTTTTCTTAAAAACTCCCTATTAAGAACTACTTCTTTATCTGACCATTTTAAATATTTTCTTTGAGCATATGTTTTAGAAATAGACTCATTTTGAACCATTGTGTTAAAAGCGTTTGCTTTAATCTCTAATTTTTGAAACTCTCTTAATTCATAGAAATTGGTAGGAGGTGTAAACTCTAAATTAAATGCTGATTCTTTGAGATCATACTTTTCCCAAACTTCTTTTAATTTTAAGTGTGTAATAAAGCCATTTTTAAGACCGGCAGCAAATTTTTGTTGAACTCTAACAATAAACTTTGCAAACATTAGCTCTTCTCTGAGCATATTAATAGAATCGTTATAAGCACTTTCTTTGTTTAGTCTATTCTTGGGCACTTTAAGTGCCTCATATAACTTCTCTTGAAAATATTTTAAATCCTGTAATTCACCTAGGTTTTGAGCGCCAGGTAAATTTGTTACTGATGTTCCTTCTGACCCTTGTCTTCTTGCAAACCAATAATTGTCAAGATAGCTTTGAGGGTTGAATTTAGTTACTTGACCACCTTGTGAAGAATCAAAAGTACGTTTCTGCCAGTACTGGGTCATTAAACGTTTTAAATAAGCTTCAGCCTTAGGTGGGGACATTGTTCCTACATCAACGTTGAATACTAATCTTTCAGGGGCGCGAGCTAATCTATAGATAACTACAGAATCTTCAATTAAGCTTAATTGTCTATAAGCTCTTCTACAATTTTCGATAAATGGAATGCGCATTGTTCTATTTTCATTCCAAACCCCAGAGTTAATGTAAGTAACTTGGTTTTTATCTAAGGGTATTAATTGATAATCTAAAATCTTTTGTGGGTTCTTAGGATCAAATACAGGCTTTCTTAAAAGATAACCCTTTACAATCATATTTTGTACGTTACCGTAAATGGGATCTACAAGCTCAGTAGGTATGATAACAACACCTAAAATACCCTCTTTTGTATAATCTTTATGTATTATGTGTTCAAAATAAACCTCACCATCTGTCAGCACACTACGGAAATACTCCCAGCCTTTTTCTTCTAATTCAAAATATCTAATATAATTTTGAAACTCTTCTTCTACTGCTGTTTTAATTTCTGATGAAAAATCATCTTCTCTAAACGCTACCTTTATAATTTGACCGTTATCATTTTTATTAACACATTCATCACATATTTCATCTAACGCGTTTGAAACCTCTGAGAAAGCTCCCATCACTCTATAATCTCTCAATCTAGCAATTTTGTCTGCCTGAATATTGGCATACATATATTGTGAGAAATTGGTATCTATATTAAAATAGGCAGCAGGAGATTCATTATTAAATTGTGTGGAAGAAGAAATTGATTGTTTAGCGAGAGCTTCTGTACGTCTAGAACCTGTGTCTTGAAATTCAGTAAATTTAGGATTTAACTTATCAATTGTTTCTAAAGTATTGTATGAACCATATGGTAAATAAGAGTTAATGTAATTCATTAACGATTTACCAAATGTAGATTCTCTACCTGTTGCTGCGTTTCCGTATTCTGCCACGTTTATATTTAGGGTTTATTTAGTTTTATCTACTTTATAAAATATAGTTGATTTTTTGCAATATTTTGTTAAAATAAATTAGATATAGAAAAGACTATTACTCTTTAAAGTATTTTGTAGTTGATTTTGTATTTATAGTTGTTAGTATATTTGTATGATTATTGATCCTAATAAAAATCCTGAATGTCGGGTTTACGACGGCCCCTTACTCCACAACCGGTTTGCTTATAGGTATTTTAAGAATAGAACTTTACCTCAAGGTAATATCATTGCTTTTAGAGCTCCGGCTAAAGTTGAGGCCCATGGTATGATTGATATGGAGGACGTTATTAATGGAGATTTTATCTATAGTGACGATATGATGCATTTCTTGTATGAGATTCCTATTTTAGATAATCCTTTTGGTGCAGTAGCTTTTCAAAGATTATTCAATAGTCAAATAGCTAATATATTAGGTCAAAAATATCTCAATGCTCCTATTGAAATGAGAGGTGACGATATGATTGTTCATAAATCATTTACCCAAAGAGGTATTGAACAACCTAATGGTAAGGCCAGTGTTAGTATAGTTCATGTAAAAAACGGCGTTACATTAGGTCATACTGGTATTAATGTTAAGGCTGGTAATTCAGCTCCAGTGTTTGCCTATAGTACGGAACTAGCAAACGATCAAGTTACAGCATTTATGAACGATGTTATTAATGCGTTTTATATGATTGTAGAAGATATGTTTATTGCTTCTTCTAAAACTATTTCTTAATGGCTACCATTTTTGACTACCTTAAGGGTATTCTATTTACCAAGACTCAAATACCATCTAATACAGTAGAAGAAGAAAAAACCTTTGACATTTACATGGTAAATAGATGGTGTTCGATGGTCGATAAAGATAGCGCTAAGATAATAAACGAAACTACAAATAAATTTGGACATTTATTATCTTCCAAGCAACACCAATATACATTCCTCAAAACTGTACTACCACGTTATAAGTATCAAAGAATCAATTATATAAAGCGTAAAACTGTTGATTAAGTAATCTATGGCCATAAGTTAGTATATGGCCTTAAACGTAGATAAATTAATACCAACCAGAAGCTTAATCGATCTTACTGGTTTCCCTTCAAACTCACTAGATAGTTCATTAATAGGGTACGATCTAGTCGATGTTTTAGACGATATTATTTTAGCTGAATTTGTAGATGTAACAGCTACCGGTAATGAAATAATTCGCAATGGTTTGGTGGTACCTATCAATGCCCAGTCCAATGCATGGAGAATTGGTAGAGTAGTGTTATGTGGTAAGGGCTGTTCTCTTGTAAAGAAAGGCGACTTTATATGTTTCCCCAATAATATGGGCATAAACATTTCCAAAGTAGATGTAGTAGATTACGGAACAATTGAGTCCGGTCAATTCTTAAACGAACATAGAATATTCGGAGTAGTAAAACCAAGAAAAAAAGATGTTAATAACACAACCAAGTCTAAACGCAGTACTAAGAAATAATGTTTGTGAGATTAGATTTTTAAGGAGAAGACCTAAACCCGGTCGTCCTCCTTTTAGAAGAATGGTCGCAACAAATTCAAATACATTACTTCTAGGTGTAGATGGTAGATTAACACTTAACTACTCACCCCCAAAAGGACCACCGAAATATAATTTTGCCCAAAAAAATGTTATTGTAGCCTGGGATGTATTAATGCAAGATTTTAGAACTATTAATTGTCAAAGCTGTAACTTGATCAAAACAGTTCCAGCAAATGAAGAGTTCTGGGATTACTTTAGAAAGGAGCTTTTACCCATGTCACCAGCGCAGAAGATGATGTACATGGATAGCTAATATGTTAGAAAAAAATTTACAAGCATTCTTTCAAAAAGATATCTCAATAATGTTAGAAAATAAATTGTTGAGACAAGGAAAACTTTTACTCTTTAGTGTAAAAGATTTTTATATTCATTTTATCATTGTTACAAATGATATGACTAAAAGTTTTGAGCTCCCCTATCCATTTAACTGTTATAAAGATGAAAAGAATAAAAATATTTTAATATTAGATTATAAACTAAAATCCTTTACAAAGGGACTATCAGAAATACATGAAAGAGCTAAAGTTATATACAATAAAGAAAAGCATATGAAGTATTTTGATAGCTGTGTTAAAATTATTGAAACTCAATAGTATTAGTATATACTATATAGGTGCGAAAAAAGCTTCTTAACTATTTTCCTAAAGACTTTGAGCCTTCCACAAGTCAAATAGAGATAATAAGAAGGGTAGATGAATGTTTTTCCAGTAATAACAAATTTGCAATAGTATCAGCACCAACAGGTACCGGTAAGAGTTTTTTATCCATGACTTTGGCTAATGCGAGTAACGATCCAACTAAAAAATTTGTAGAGTTGATTGAATCCTATCAGGCGTTTAAACAAGACTTTTCAGGTAATTATACCAATCAAGTATTATGTGAAGATGAACCACCTTTTGGTAGCTTTACATTAACAATAACTAAAAGCTTACAAGATCAATATAAAGGATTATTTAATGAAATTAATACTTTAAAAGGTAAAACAAATTATATATGTGAAGTCGATAACAACTCTACTATTGATACAGCACCCTGTCTACTGGCCCCCAGACTAAAAGAGGACTGCTGGAAAGCTAACAGATGTCCTTACTATAATAGTAGAAATGTAGCTCTTATATCAAGACACACAGTCTTAAACTATAAGATGTTTTTACATTTACCGAGACATGTTAAGAGAAAAAATTATATAATTTGCGATGAAGCTTCAGAGTTAGAGAATGAAATGGTTAAAATGTTTTCTTTATATCTAGATCTTAAAAAACTCAATAAGCTTGGAATTGATGTAAAATCCCCAAAATCATATACAAACAAAGATATGCTTGATTGGCTAACAAATCTCTCACTGACAATTAGCGATTACATAGAACAGCTCATTAAAGATTATAATAAAAATCCAAATTTAGTTTTAGGTGAAAAAAATAAAATCTCTACGTTGAAGACTTTATTTCTTCAAATTAACACATGCACCAATGAGTGGAGCTCTTGTGAATGGATTATTGATCAACCAGAAAGGGGTGTAATTAGTATTACACCATTAAAAGTTAACACGCTCACAAAACATATATTTGATTACGGGGATCAAATAGTTCTAATGTCAGCAACAATCATAGACCATAAGAAATTTGCTGAGTCACTCGGCATAAACAAATACGAGTATATAGAAACTAAAAGTAATTTTGATCCTAAACAAAGTCCAATTTATATATCTAGCACAAACCCTATAAACTATGCTAATAAAGAAAAAGTCCTACCAAAGATAGCAAAACAAATAGTTGAGCTTTGTGATGTATACAAAAACGAAAAAGGAATCATCCATACACAAAGCATGGACATTACAAATATTTTGAGAAAACATTTAAAAGATAAAAGATTTTTATTTCGTAATGAAATGTCAGTTAATGATGATATACTCAATAAACACTATAACAGTAAGGATCCTACAGTACTAGTAAGTCCTTCATTGACCCATGGTGTAGATTTAAGAGATGATTTAGCTAGATTTTCTATTATAGTGAAGTTACCGTTTTTACCTCTTGGTAATAAGAGAATTAAAAAGTTGTTTGATATAGATAAGGACTGGTATGAAAATCAAATGCTTAATATATTGGTGCAAATGTGTGGTCGAGCCACGCGTAGTAAACAAGACTATAGTAGCACTTATATATTAGACGGTAACGGATTTAAAGTATTGCCAAGAGTAAAGTATAAGTTGCCAGAGCATTTCTTTGACCGTATTAATTAATAAATACTTAAAATGAGAAAGCAGAGCTTTTCTTTTGAAATTCAAGATTTAATAACTCAATTTTTAGCAGCCTTCAATAACGTAGTAATTGATAGATATGAAGGTAAGAATAGAGTTAAGGGTCAAAAGTTACAAGTTAGGTACGTATATGCACCTAAACAAAGAGTGCTTTATGATTTAATTAACCCTGGCCAGAATTTAGTTTTGCCAGTTATAGCAATAACACTAGGAAGTGTAACAAGAGATGAAGGTAGAGTCTTTAGTAAAAATTCAGGATTTTTAACACCATCAACCCTTTCCCGTGAGAGAGTGTTAAGAGAGACACCATATTTTAAAACACCAATACCAGTAAATTTAAAAGTAAACATGTCTGTATTGACAAAAAATCAATTAGATATGGATCAAATATTGGGGAATTTTATTCCCTATAATAACCCATATATTGTTATTTCGTGGAAGGTGCCAGATAAATTTACACCTAATTATACCCAAGAAATAAGAACAGAAGTTTTATGGGATGGAAATGTATCATTAAATTACCCTGTAGAAGTAAACAATAATCAGAAAGCACAAATAATAGCTGATACTTCATTTACTATTAAAGGTTGGTTATTTCCATATGTAGATGGTCCAGTAAAAAACATTTATAACGTGGATATAGATTTTTATGCGGTTCGCTCAAATATTGAATTGAGTAGCGCTAATTATTTTACTTTGTCTTCTTTAGGTTTAAATGTAACACAAGAAAATTTAATAGAATATAGTAACACTATTTCTATTTCCGGTTCTCCAAGAATTACAGATTTTATAATTCCTGAAACAGGCTTTTAAAAATAGTTGAAAAGTTACACTCCTTTATAAATAAGATTACTATGGAAGAAAACAACAAAAATGGTTTAACAGATGAGCAACTTCTTGCAGCAAAACAAGAAATCGAAGCTACTCTTCAAAAATATAACATCATTTTGGTTCCTATCGTCATTCATCATGGCGACAGAACTATTAGTAGAATCGATATAGCTCCTGCCGCTAAAAATACTGAAGAAGCTCAAAGCTAAATTAAAAAAGGCATAAATAGTTTATATGCCTTTTAAGAATTTTAGTGATTTTGATTATGTACCTAATCAAAATCTATTACAGGACGACTACTTAGTAGGTTATAGAGATTTTAATAAAGAGATCAGAACTAAGATCTCTGACCTTACTATTGAACTATTAAAAAGTGTAGATTTAAGAGCTGCCCCTGAAGTTTTATACGTTAACCCTAACGGTAAAGATACAAACTCTGGTAGATCTGAATATAGAGCTTTTAAAACATTAAAAAGAGCTTGTGCTAAGGCCTTAGAAATTTCTAGAGATGGTGCGAATACAGCTCTGGAAGCTCAAGTAGGTCAGGCAAACGGTTATGGTAAACCAGCTTGGGGTATAGGTTCTAGACAAGTAAACATTTTTATTAGAACCGGTACTTATGAAGAAGATAATCCAATTTATCTCCCACCGCGATGCACCATTATTGGAGATAACTTAAGATCTGTATCTATTATACCTAAAAATAGATTTTATGACATTATATGGGTTAACCATGGTTGTTATGTCTGGGGTGTAACATTTAGAAGACATTTAAACCCATCTTACGCAATTGCCTATCCAGAGCTATCGATAGATTACGGTTTACCTGTTCCAGAATATCCTGACACAAGAGTAGTTGCTGCTACGGCTAGGGCTGAAGGGCATTGGAGAAGAAATCCAAATAATTTTAAAGCCACATACGATAGTTTTAACAATCCAGATGATTTATCTAAAGATTTTCCTGGTCAAATTATTACAGACCCAGCGAGAATTGCATTTTTAAGAAGATATTTTACTGGGTTAAACTCAACATTTTTTACAGAGCTTGAAAATATTGATGCAGATGATCTCTTAACGACAGAGTATTATGAAGCTAACGTACATAAAGCTTATACTTTAACATCTCCGTACCCCCAAGGAAATTCTAGCATTACACAAGCAACTTCTGCAAACGCTAACGATGCAGGTGGAGGTGTATTAGTCGACGGATATAAGGTGGACGGTCCTCTACGTTCTATGGTTATGGACTCTTTTACTCAGTTTAATGAAGGAGGCAAAGGTATCCATATTGTAAGAAACGGTTACGCCCAGCTAGTTTCTACATTTACCATATGCTGTACAGAAGGAGTTATTTGTGAATCTGGGGGTACGTGCTCAATTAATACGTCTAACTGTTCGTTCGGTGATTTAGGTCTTGTATCATATGGTAAATCACCTAGACCAACCTTATTAGGAAATTTAGCAGCTTCAATTAGTGGTTTAACTAATACTATATTTATTGAAAATTTATCGGGAAAATCTGCGCAACAAGAATTTAGAGACGATTTTCAACCGTACCCTGGTCAAATATTTGCTATAGAGTTTACAAACCCTCTAAATGTTTCTGAAACTTTAACAGCCTACAACTCCAATGATTATTTTAGTATATTATCCGCATCACCTATTACACCTTATACTGATATAGATGGCAGTACAAAATATAGATGCGGCATAGTGTTAGATGCTAACTATGCTCCAACTTTAGATAGTTCTTTATCAGGGATTACTGTAATAGATCATATAAATTCAAATGTCAAGTTTTATATAAGAAGTACAATTACAGCCTCCGCACATACTCTTGAATATATAGGAACGGGAACAGTATTGTTATCAGCAGTTCCCCAAAACGGAGGCCAGACAGACGTTACAAAAGAAGTTGTATTCGATAATGAAGGGAGAGTATTCTTCACTTCAACGAACCAATTTGGTGACTTTAGAATTGGGCAAGGCTTAACTATTGTTCAAGCTACAGGTACAATTGAAGGTGAAACTTTCCAGAGATCTATTTTAACAACAATTACACCCTTTAGTATAGCTATTGCGGGTAATATTTAACAAAATTATAAATAATAATATATGGCCGCAAGAGTACCTTTAAATAAATTTAGAAATAGACATATTAACGTTTCCACAGGTCTATCAGGTGTATATACAGCTCCGCAGGAAAGAGCAGCTATTCTTATTAATGCGCATGCCGCTAATCCGACAAATAATGATATTAGTATTACAATGATGGTGTCAGCTGTAGACATATATTCGGGTTCAAGTGGTTATACTTTTTTCCCTATTGTTAGTAGTTTTCCAATTCCTGCAAGAGATGCTAGATCTTTAGTAACAGGTAGAGTTGTATTACAAGGTGTTGATGGCGCCTCTATAACAACTCCAGATATTCTTGTTGTGAAAGCTGATAGCGATGGGTTAGTTTTATCACTCGGCTTACTCGAAACAAAGAATACTGACTAATGAATAACACCTTAGCCAATAAAACGTTATTAATACCAGCTGCATCTGCAAAATCAATTGCAAGCAGGTATAAATGGATTTCTTTAGATTTAGTAGAACCCAATTTAGGCGCGCCGTTAAATTTACCTTTAGAACAAACAGATACATATATTCTTTCGTCTAATAACCAGGGTACTGAAAGAGGGTGGATAAAGTTTTCACAGATAGATACAAAAAACCTTGTAGTTAATACTTTATCAGCTGAATCTATTTCCGCCTATAGTATTATAGCTACTTACTTCTCAGCTCTTAGTGTAAGTTTTGTAAGCAGAAGAACAGAAAATCAAGAAGTTACAGGTAACTTAACAGTAGCTGGAAATTTATTTGTAGATAATTTTATCTCTGCTGATAAAGCCTTTTTTAGAAATTTAACGGCTTTAAACTTTGACCTAGGAGGTGGTGGAGCAGGCGGCATTAAAGCTAAGTTTGGAATATTTGATTCTTTATCATCACAAACTATTGCTTTTGACACTCTTTCCGGTGACGGTAGAAACTTAAACCCTGTAGGGGAACTTATCTTTAACAGACCAGTTGGTACAGCTAGAATGTTTACCATTAATCTACCTATAAGTGGTAGTAATAACTTTTATTTTGGTGTTTGCGCTTCACCGTTTGCTACAATATCTGCCAACGATAATTTAGGTATAGGTTATCAATCTGGTTTTATTAACGAAATAGGAAACAACAATATAAACATTGGTAAATTCGCAGGATTTAGAAACTTAAGTAGCGATAACGTTTATATAGGTTATAACGCAGGTTTATTTAATGAACTTGGTTCAGATAATATATATATTGGTAGAGAATCTGGCTGGAATATTGGAAATATTAACACATCAGTTAGAAGAAACGTTGTATTAGGTAGTTACCACTTAGTAAATAATTCTCAAAATGTTATTTTAGGTTATGGTAATAATTCTAGTAGAAATACAAATGTTGTATTAATTGGAACTAACAAAACAGCTGTTAGTAGTAATGATATAATAATTGGCGAAAAAATTACAGTACTAAATGGAGATGGCCAAGTTTTAATAAATTCTTTATACCCTTTAACAGGTTTTAATAATACTATTATTAATACAGATACGATAGGGTATGGAAGTTTTACTCAAAACTCTAATAATATTCATATAGGACCACAAGCAGGCAAATTTAATACCTCTTATGGTAATATTATTATAGGAGCATATGCAGGTTTTAGATCATCTGGACCAAGCGATAGAGGTTCATATCATAATATAATTATTGGTACAGGAGCTGGTGAATATCTATCAGGTGGTGGTAATAATAATATTATATTAGGACCATACGCTCATTCCCAACAATGGGACAAAGAACCAGGCTTTTCAAATATTGTTATAGGGTATAGCGCAAGTAGTAGAGGGTGGAATAACAGTATATTGTTAGGACGCAGCGCGGCTGCTGATAGAAATAATAGATTTGTGGTAGGTGCCCCAGATTTTGGATCCCAATCAAGATATGACGGTACATTCTGGGGTACATTTTCAGCTACAGAAGAATTATTCGCACCTAGAATAAACTCATACGAGATGTATACAACATCTCTTACATCTCTATCCCATGTAGTAAGAGTGTTTTATCTAGATACGGTAATTACAACACTATCAGCCTTAAGTTCAGCAGATTTCTTATCATTATCTGGGGGATTAGTAACAGGAACCTTGAGTGCAAGAACCTTATCAGGAGATGGTTTGGAAATTAACCCAATTGGACCATTTAGATATAATAGAGATTTATTTAACATTAATACATGGTTTAGAGATTCAAATTCTGATGCTAGAACTTTAGCTGGAAATGATAACTTGTTTATTGGAAGAGAGGCTGGTGCTAATATAACTGTTGGTACTTGCAACATATTTTTTGGTAGAAGAGCTGGTGTCAATACTACATTAGCAAACAATAACGTGTTTATAGGCTCTGAAGTAGGTTGTGGAAATACAACAGGTTGCAATAACGTTTTAATAGGGTTACAAGCGGGAAGATTTTCTAATAATGTTGGTAACAATAACGTTATATTAGGTACATGTGCAGCTGCAAATAATAACGCTAATAGTAATACAATATTAGGAGATAGAGCGGGCTTTAACACTACAAACGGTGGTGACAACGTATTTTTAGGAGCTTTTGCAGGTTCAAGTAATTCAACAGGTTTACAAAATATCTATATAGGTGCAAGCGCGGGTGGACCTTTAATGGGTTCTAGTAGTACATATAGCAATGTAATAGGTTTAGGTATTAACGTAACAGCTTCTGCTAGTAATCAATTTTTGGTAGGCTCATGGGGTACTCCTATATCTGGAAAAATCTTCGGACCATTAGAGGTTGATAGTTTAAGCGCAAATAACGCAATTTACGCAAGATCAATATTTACTACTGATTTAGTTACAAAAAATTTTACATTAGAAAATGTCAACCTAGACAATTTTACTGCAAATAGAATAGAAGTTAATTCTTTAACTGCATATAATGCAGTATTAAGTGGCGATGGTTCAGGCTTAAACCCTATAGGTCCTATTAGATATAACAGACATTCAAGAAATATAGGAGCGTTTAACGTTGATGTAGATATATCAAATAGGGGTGGTACAGATAATATAGCTTTTGGTCAAAATTCTTCAAGAGGTTTATACAAAGGCTCTAATAACATATATATAGGGAGTAATACAGGTAGTGTTGTTGATGCAAGAAATGAAAAATTATCAGCTATAAGAGTAGTTACACCGGGTAGTTATGTAGTAGGACCTGGTAGATTATTTAAAGCGTATTTTCAAGGTACATGTATAAGACCCGCTTCCGCTCTTCCATCTGTCGGTATTAATATTGGCTCTGGCAACTTCGGTATAGATCAATTTTCAATAACAGATTTTGGTGAAGGTTATAAAATTACACCAACAATTATAGTCAGATACGAAGACGGGTCAGGTACCCCTATTACAGGTTCAATCACCGCATCAGCTATAGCAATACTAAATCAATTTGAAGGAAATAACACTATATTGATCGGTAATAGCGCACAAGGTGTAAGATATAGTAATTCTGTAGGTATTGGAGCTTTTGTAAATTTAGAAAGCGATAACAGTCTTGTTTTAGGGTCACAACTATATCCATTTACATCAGGTACAATTTACGGTCCATTAGATGTAAAAGGACACTTTTCAGCTGTTACAAAGTCGTTCTTAATTAAACATCCAATTAAGAAAAATAAACATTTACAATATGGGTCGTTAGAAGGTCCAGAGTTAGGTGTTTATTACAGAGGAAAAACTAACAAAAATATTATAAAACTACCTAAAGTTTGGGAACATCTCGTACATGAAGACTCAATAACTGTTCAATTGACACCGGTAGGAAAAGAACAAAACTTATATGTTATATCTTATAACAATAAACAAATTAACGTTGGAAACGTAAAAGGTTCTTACTTCTATACAGTATACGGAGAAAGAAAAGACGTTCCTAAGCTAGAAGTAGAGGTATGATATGGCTGTTAGATATACCTACCCTTTCAATGCTGATGCAAATATTTGCAATTTTGATTTACTAAACCCTAGAGGTAAAACAGGGTCTTTATTTTTATATAACAATTTAAATACCGTTCACACGAGCCCACTGCAGATAGACCTAAGAACAAGACCTTTATCAAGTGAAGGGTTTTTAAGGTTTTATAAAAATAATTTTGCCTTTATCAGCGGAAATCCTATTGGCATAAGTAATTCAGATATAAATTTTGGACTAAGAAATAAAACATACTCATTTTGGATTAAGCCGGACAATATTAAGGACTCACAGATGATTATGAGTATAGGGTGGAGAAATGTTGGTTTTAATATTTATATATCAGGAGGTAATATTTGTACATCTTATTATAATCTTCAAAGCTTAGGCTTAGAACATATAAATGTAACCTGGGATAGGGTTTTACCTGGCATATGGCAAAATATTACTGTAGCTAGTAGTGAATTTACTAATGTAGCTTCACCTTTAATATATATAAACGGGGTTAGCGCTAGAAATTATAAAACAAACAGATCAGGTTCATCTATCACACAGACGTTTCCTGCTTCCAATGCCTTCGGAATTAGAGGTGTATTACATTTTGGATGTAATTATTATAGAGAAAATTTTATGATTGATGTTGGGTTTCCGGCACTTTCGTTAATGGATGGACTATGCGCCATTCAACCAGGACTTTCAGGCTATATGGGGTTAATGGGAGGTAATTTTTATTATTTTAATAAAGTATTAACTAGATCAGAGATAATAGAACTAGTTAATAAGGACAAGAGGAGGTACGAAAATGTCTAGAAGTTACGCTATTTTATCAGCTTCAGATTATTTTAAAATTAATGTAGATGAATTCTTAAACGATAGAACAAGTTTAAGATACTCAACTGGTGGAGGGGAACTTTTTATTGTAAAATACAATGACGTTAATATACCGAATACTATTCAAAATACGTTTCCTATTTTAAGCGGATTAACATTAAGTCAAGTATTGACTAATATAGATACACCGCAGTGGAGACTTTCGTCTTTAGACCCTGATATAAATTCTAGCATTTATTATGATAGAACTAAAATTTTTAACATACAATATCAAGAAGATATTAATAACTTTACTTTAGAGTTAAAGAAAAATAATTTGTGGGATAATTTATATGAAGGCTGGTTACTAGATAAAAAATATAACACTGATAATACAAATTATGTTGTACCACTAAAAAGTCTGAATCATACATTTAGTTGTTTTTCTTCAGATATATTAGGATATATTTTACCTGAAGGCTTTAATAATAATATTTTTTCAGAAAATAATTACTTTTTTAATTTAGTAATTAGTCAAAGCGGAGGACCTTTTTATCCAAATAATTTTACATGGGGTTTTGAAATTTCTGGAATGTACTCCAGTGACGGTTTTAATTGGAATTACTTTAAAACTCCATATGAAATTATAAACTATTCTAATAATTTAGAAACGCCAGCCCTTACATTAAACCCGCAATTAAAATATTTTTATGATAGATATTATATATTATCTAATAATAGTTTATCTGCATATTACTCCTTTAATTTGCAAGACTGGACAACATTTCAACTACCAAAATCCGGTATTTGGACACAACTTTTAGAAGCCGAAAATAAATTATATTGCTACTCACCAACCACATCTACGGTACTGGTTAATAGTTACAGTACTATTTTTTCTTCTTATTCTTCATTTTTTCCGTTTATACCACCTTTTTATTATTATTATAGTAACACAATATATACCAAAAAAAATAAATTTTTAGTTATCGGGGGATATTCATACGGCGATTCATCTTACTTTGTTCCAGCTGATAGAACAATATATCCTTCTCTATCATCTGAAGATGGTATAAATTTTAACCAAATTTATCTAACAGCAGCTAGACTTTCTATTCCTTTTCATTCAAATTTAAAAAGACCAAGATCATTATATGTTTATGGAGATGACGAGTCAGTAGCTTTATTAATTAGTTTTAATCTTATTTACAAGGTAAATGAAAATTATGCTTTAAGTCTTTTACCTACTCCCTTTTCTTTTATGCCTGAACAATTATTTAATGTAACATATTTTTCAAATATTAAAACATTTTTAATAGGTGGTTATTCTACGAATTTTAGTACAGATCTTTCGACATTTACACCATTAAAAAGACTTGTAGAACGTCAATATAGATTAAGCTTTTTTAACAATGTTAATCAAACTACTGAAAGTATACAATCCGTTGGATATACAAATAATAGATTTTTATTTACTTTCAATGGTTATACAGGAGGGATCCACAGTAATAAAATTGTTTTATCTGGATGCAATTTTGTACAAGATACAATTTTTTCTAAAGGATTAAGACTTTATAATCAACCAGCAATCTTACTACAATCCCCCTACCCTACTAGTCCTATAATTTTTAATTCACAGGTTAATCAACCCTTGAGTATAGTAACAGTCTTTTCTCCATACACAAATAATATTGTACCAGATTCCCCCGTTTTTGGAAATACAAGTATTAGCGCAAATGAGAACTCTTTATTTGGTATTAATTTTAATAATTTAAATTCATCTATTGTAACTTATTTAACTGGAAATAAAGATAGTAAGTTACAATCTCAATCGTTTTTAAACGTACCATTGAGTTCATACTACTTTGTTGGTTTGTCTATAGATAATAATAATAATATAACTTCTTTTTGTAATAATAGTTCTATTAAATGGTCAATAGGTGAAACTATACCAAATTTTGGAGCAAACATAGTAGGTTTTGGCTGTGATGTTATATCTAATTTGGGTGGCTACAGGGGTATAAACACCTCACCCTTAAATACGTTTAACGGTTTAATTCATTCCGGCTTTGTATTCAGTAGCGCAATTAATTTTTCTACTTTTTATGATGTATATAAAAAGACACTAGGATATGATCTTCAACTAACTGATATAACCTAATAACTAATTAAACATGAGTTTAAAATTTTCACCAGCAATAACATATCCTAATACTAGATATTACATAGATCTAGGAAATAGAAGATGTTATAGAGAAGGTATAAACAATACCTTTACGGGCAGCCCTACAACAGTTTTTGACTTATCTCCTTTAAAATTAACAGGTCAAGTGTATAATGGTAGATATACAGACGCTTTTGGAGGCGCAGTATATTTTGCGGGCGGGTTACCCTCACAAAGTTATTTTTTAGGATCATTAAATTCTTTAATTCCTTTTGTTTCAGGATTATCAGCATTCACGCTATCTTTTTGGTATAATGCTAATAATGTTAAAGAGACCCAAGTATTACATAAATTTGGTGGAACAACAGACGGTGGTATAATAGTTTTTTTAGAAGACAATTATATTAATATAGAGCTTTATTGTTTTAGAAATAATTTATATACAGGTTTAAAACAAAGATTTTTTACCACAGCTAATGAATGGCATAATTTTACTTTTAATTGGTATATAGATGCACCATATCTTGTTTCATTTCATGATGGAGATACTTCAGAAAATCTAACCACGCTAATTTTAAATAATACAGCTTCTACAGTTCCATTAAGCACCTTTAAATATAATGGAGAAATTTTAGACCCTAATACATTTACTTTAAAAACATCAAGCCTTACTTATATCCCTAGATTTTGTATCTGGGCCGGATCCGGATATCTTAGACAAAATTTAATTTCATCTCCTTTTGTATTAAGTTTAACCGGGTATCTTAACAGTATTTTATATACCTCAAATTATACTTTTACTAAAGAAGACGTAAAGGATTTTTATGAAAGTAATAGAAGTAGATATGCAGTAAATTACAATAATCAAATTGTAAAAAATGGTTTAATATGTCATTTAGACGCAGGCGATCCAAATAGCTATACAGGTACTAATTTATTAAACGACATAAGCTATAACGAGAACGATGCCACTCTTATAAACGGGCCGTCAGCAGCAAATATTAATGGTGGTATAATAAGATTAGACGGTGTTGATGAAAAAATATCTATTACAACTAATACAATAAGACTTCCGTCCAAACAACCCTTTACTAGAATGTTCTGGGTAAAATATAACAACGTAAACAATACAGGATACGATGATATAAATTTATTAAGTGATGATTTATATCTAGGTTCTAAATTAAAATATAATACAAATACTAAAACCCTTTGTTCTGTTTATGCTTTTATTGAATCAATAGGAGATTTGTACGGAATACAAACAAATGTATTTGCAGAATCTCTATCAGCAACATATCTAGCTAATTTAACAAAAGTTTCTAGACAAAACTTTAATAATATATCTTCACCTTTTGATATATATGAAGGAACTAGTACAATCTATTTACAAAACAATAATAAATTATCTGCTGTTGGACTAGATTACGGTAACTTTGGACCAGTAGTTTCAGCTGGAATTTTACCCCATCCTTATGATTACAATTTTAGAGTATTCGATAAACCAGTAGAATTAAACTTATCTGGAATAGATTTAGATAAAGTTGCAGGTTTTACAGCCTATTCAACTGTTATAAGAGATAAAAGTGGAAGATTTTATATTACAGGTTTTGCAAATCCTCTTATAGAATCTTTTACTAAAATTTTTGATGGCTTCTATCCTGTAACAGATAATACAAATCTTCCTGGTAATTTTGTTGATATAAAAATGGTTACAGAAAATACTGTTTATGCTTTAAGCAGTACTGCGTTTGGAACAAACGTTTTCACAGGGGGGTTTGTAGATAGTGTATTTAATTTTAACAATTCCAGCCAACTAGGAACCAGTAATGGTATATGGGGTTCATATGAAAATTTACGAATTCCTTTTATTCAAAATGTTGGTATACCCAATACAAGGTACAATATCTCAAAAATTTTTCCAGGGCCTCTTGTTGGGTTTATTTTATCAGCTAATGGACGTGCGTTTGCTTCTGGAGAATGTCGATATATGGGTAAAGGTACAACAGGTACAACAACCTTTACAGCTATAGAAGGTAATTGGGATAGATTCGAAACTGCCCCTTTCCACACTTTTGCACTTTCCGCAAATACAAATATTTGGTTTGGGTGCGGTGAAAACGACATAGGTCAACTAGGATTAGGAGATGAAAATAATAGGTATGATAGCTTTGAAAGAATACCGGGTGAATTTAAAGAGATGTATCCTTTAAACTCAGTAACAACAGTAGCCCTATCAACCAGTGATGTTTGGTATTATGCAGGTATAGAGCCCGGTTCATCAAATGAAGATTTTAATTATGGTCCAGGCGTCATGACTAATTGGAAACAATCTTCTACCTTTAAAGAAATTAAAAACAGTAAGGGTATAAAAAAATTTGCTTGTCCAATGATGCGATGGTGGAATATATATTCTCTACCAAAAATAACAAGAAACAATAACCTACCAATAGTAGCATTAAAGACTAACGACTACAACTACGATATAACTACTTTAAAGGTTAACGAACTATCATCTTGGAATTTAATTGTACAATCTTATGATCCTAACGGTTATAGTAAGTTATATGTAATAGGAAAAGAAAAAAACCACGTTATAGAATTTCCTCTAACGGATCTTGTGTTCAGTAACAATACAAATAACTTAACGTTTGGCCAAGAAGGTGTTAGCTTAGATATCGGACCTATAATGATGTATAATAGAGAGTTATCTCACAATGAAATTATACAAAATTTTAACGCTACAAAAGATAGATTTTTAGAACCTACATCTCTAATAGAAGAAACTCAAAATAATTATATTTTAATTGCTCAATTAATATAATTTTTTTTTTAAATTGGCATAAATAATATTACCATGCCGAACACATTTAATCTTTCTCTTTCTAGTTTTTTCTCAACCCCGATATCACAAACAAATTTAGTTGAGGGTGTAGATTTTGTAATCGATGACAAAAATTTATACATTCCAAGCAATTCTAATCTTCTTAGCAGAATTAACACCATTACCACAACAAGTACAGGTCTATCAACTTTTTATGGCAACAACCTCACAAATTTATCTGCAATTAATATTGTATCTCCAAATTTACAAACATTTACATCCCCTCCAAACTTAAGTATTCTAAGCGCAGTTAATATTGGTGTTACCGATTTAGCTTTATCTGGCAATAGATTTACTTCTATAGAAGTGTTATCATCCCCCAACCTAAGAACTATAGATTTATTAGGAGTCAGAGATAGCGTAGGGCCAACTTTAAGATTAACAAGCAATACATCACTTTCCGCTATTAACACAAGAACAAATACAGTATCAAGTTTAAGTACAGTAGTATTCACAAGAAATAATTTAAATGCTACTACTATCGATACTATCTTTACCGCTCTATCTGCCTCTTATTCTAATAGAAGTTTTATTTCATTATCAGCTAATTTATCGTTTTTTGTAGCCAACCCTACACTAGGTAATTCTGGAGGATTGACGTTCTTTACAATGAGATTAGCAGCATCAGGTACGTTTGTATCATTATCCAGTACAAATCTACTAATTTCTCAATTAACATAGTCATTAATAATACAGAAAATAGATAAATAATTTAAGATGTCTAATGTCTTAATTAACCCTAGTGTTGGTACTGTTTATTTTGATAATGGTATAGCAGGTTCAGAAACTGTACCAGCATTATCTGCTTCAGCTCAATTAGTTTATAATAATAACGGTGGCCTTCAGGTAGTAAGTAATCAAACTACTGGGTTAGAAAGATTTACAGTAGATGGTATAAGAGGAGAGCTCTTTACTGTTACTGATGAATTAACTGGTACTATCTTTGCAGTTAGTGATTCTTCTACTTTACCTTTTATACAGGTATATGATGATGTTTTTAGAACTTTCTGTACTATAGGTGATTTTGGAACAAATACATTTATTATTTCAAGTACATTAGTTGGAATAGGTACAAACGTGTTACCCTCTACTATAAAATTATCTATTTCAGGTAATACTAATATTATCGGCGGTCTAACAGCGCTATCCCTTTCTTCCATTAACATACTAGCATCAACTATATTAACAAATATTTTAAGCGCTAAAAGAGTATTTACCGATACTTTATCAACTTTTAGCGATGCAACATTCTTCAACGGACTAACTTCAATAAGACATGCAACTTTTACAAGAGGTATAACAGTTAGCGGGAATTCTACTTTTTTAGATAATTTAACTGCAAGAAGGTTAACTGTATTAGAAGGTGGCGGGGGTTCAGGTGATACAGGTCCAACAGGTCCAACCGGTCCTACAGGTGATACAGGTCCAATCGGTGATACAGGACCAACAGGTGATACAGGTCCAGTCGGTGATACAGGACCAACAGGTGATACAGGACCAACAGGCCCAACCGGTCCTACAGGTAATACCGGACCAGCTGGAGATGTAGCAAAAATAACCGTTAGTACAATAGATAATAGTAATGTTTACGGTACTCAATTTTTTAATATTAGCGCATTAAGATTTGATTCAGACGCTGGGTTAGATGTTTTGAGTTTACCTTTCCCGAATGAAGTAAAAATATCTTTAAATAGTACATTTAAATTCTGGGAAGTAACAGGATGGCCAACTCTAACGGCTGTTGGATTAGATACTGTTCAATTTATAGCCGGAGACAACATAACAATTCATACCGATGCTACTCCTGGCTCTCAAACAATAACATTTAGTGCTGCAGCAGCATCCGGTACAACAGGTCCCACTGGACCAACAGGTGATACAGGACCAACAGGTCCAACCGGTACAACAGGTCCCACTGGACCAACAGGTGATACAGGACCAACCGGGCCAACAGGGTTAGGTGCAACTGGACCAACAGGACCGACAGGCGCCACAGGTCCAACCGGTGATACAGGGCCAACAGGTTCAACCGGTCCAACCGGTCCTACAGGTGTAACTGGTCCTACTGGATCGACTGGTCCCACGGGGAACGTGGGTTCTACTGGTCCCACAGGTCCTACAGGAGCGACAGGCCCTACCGGACCAACAGGAGCTGTTACAGATGCCGAAAACTTAAACCCTGTAGGCCCTTTAAGATATGTAAGAGACCCATTATATTCTGCAGGAATATTTTCCACATCTATAAGTGGAAGCGATAATTTCTTTGTTGGTTTGAACTCAGGACTTAGAGTTACTGAGGGAATTCAAAATGCCTTTATAGGTAGAGATTCTGGGTGTAATAATACGGTAGGACCAGGAAACATATTTATTGGTTTTAAATCTGGTATTCGTAATACAACAGGTAATGATAATATATTTCTTGGTTCTTGTGTCGGTTTCTTTAATAGATCAGGAGACAATAATATTTTACTAGGTTGTAACACTGGTTTTTGTTTAGGTATAAACACTGGTACTAGACCATCAAATAATATATTAATAGGAAGAAGTGCAGGCTATGGTAGATATGATGGAGTAACTCCTACAGTTACAAATCATGTATCAGAAAATATTTTAATAGGCACTCAAGCTGGTTATAGTTTAAGAGGTCATAGATCTGAAGGAATTGACTACCCAAATACAAACAATATTATTATTGGAAATAATGCAGGCTTTAATACATCTACAAATAATGTAGACAGAGCTGCAACAAATAATATTTTTGTTGGTAGACAAAGCGGTATTAGTAATGAAATTGGTTGTAATAATGTATTTCTAGGAAACAACTCTGGTGTAAATTCTGTATCTGGCTCTAACAATATTATAATAGGCTTAAACGCAGGCACAACAGGGACAAATTCTAACAACTTAAGTGGTGTTATAGTTTTAGGAAGTAACGCTAGAGCTTCAGACAACAATCAATTAGCATTAGGATCTACAACAGCTCAATTGAGCACAACGACAAACGCAGGCGGTACACAAAATAGGTTCTTAGTCGTTAATCTTAATGGTGTGCTCGGTAAGATACAATTATTTGAAGTATAATGAATAAGGATATTAAAATCTTATTTGAAAAGTATATGTCTATTTTAGAGAATAGCGATATATCCAATAATATGTCTGGTTCTGATGTATCTACCAAGTTTCAAACAGATGCGATGGCTAGATTTTTACCTATAGGTAGAGATACAGACGAAGAAGAGAAAAAGATGTTAGAAAGCGAAAAGCTAAGAATAAAAATGAAAGATTTGTTTACTCAATTTAGCGCTTTAATTTCAGCTGCTAGCAAAGAAACGGTAACTTATAAAGAGGTAAGCAAATTAGTAGACTTTTTAGATAACCCTGAGGTTAAAGGTGATTTAGAAAAACTCAAAAACGCGCTACAAGCAGAAAATATAGAGTCAGGTTCTAACGCTTCACTTTCTTATTAAGTTTTTTCTTTTTCTTTATCTTTAACGGTATACTAGCACTTGGATTTATACCTGGTAAGCCGCCCCCCAAAAAACCTGCAGGGGTTGGACCTTTAAAATCAATATTCGGTCCCTGTCCTAAGGGTGGACCTGACCTAGGATAAACATTAAAATCCTCCAATAACTTTTTAACAATTTTATTAAACATTATCTAACTTTAATAATTTTATTTACCACTGCAACAGGCTGTATATTGCCTATAGGATCGTTTTCAATACCATATAGATCACCGTTTTGCCCATCAAACGTTTGACCTGAGTAATTTATAGCACCACTTAACGATGTTTGACCTGTTTGCGATGTTGCGCCTCCTGGGTTATTTCCGCCAGCTCGTAATATTAAGTCTATAGATTGATCTCTTAAGAACCTAATAGTTTCTATTGTAGCGGCTCTCTGATCAACATTTGAGTTAACCCCAGTTGCTATACCACCGATTCTATTCTTTGTTCCATCCCAGTAAGCTAATCCATATTGAATTGATCTGGCATCAGTACCGTAAATTAAATCGTTGATAACTGAGTCAACCATGTAACCAATGTCTCTAAAACATTTAGCCTGTAAATCAGGTCTATCGCTAATTATACCTAATGTTCTTACAAAATTAATTGTATCATTTTGTAATCTTGTTCTATTTGCTTGAAGAGTTTTAAAAGCAATATCTCTATCTAATGTTATGGTTGGGCCCTGTGGTTCATATGGAGGCAATTGACCATTGTTTCTTAGAGGGAATGCGACTGTCTTAGCTAGATCTAAAATCTGATTAAGTATCCCACCATAAGTTTTTAAATAATCCATAACAACAGATATTAGATATTCTATTGTATCAATTGTATTTCTTCTTTGATTTGGAAGCTCGTTTTGAGGTAATCTAGTAGTACTTCCATCCCAATAAGCCAAAGCGTATTGAATAGATTTTGCATTAACACCTGATATCAGATCGCTTGCTATAGCATCGATCATAAAGCCTACATCTCTTGTGCATTTTTCAAATAACTCTGGTTGAGTTGTAGCGTCTAGATATCCCTTTACCTGTACATATCTACTAACCTTATCTTGAATAGTTGCTTTATTGAATAATAGTAAATTTGCAGCTGCTTGTGCATTTTGTATAGGGGAGCCTGGCGGAAAATAATTTAGGTTGTTACCGTTATTTTTTAAAGGATAAATCATTGTTGCAACAAGATCAGATACTTTCTTAAATATTCTATTTTCTACTGTAGCTGATTCACTAACAGCTACTTCTAATGACGCAGATCTTAGATATCTAATTACATCCAATGTGTTTTGTTTTTGATTTATTAAAATTTCTTCCGGTAAACGTGATGTGGATCCGTCCCAGTATGCAACAGCGTATTGAATTGATTTTGCGTTAACTCCCGTAATTAAATCATTTGCAACAGCATCTATCATATATCCTGTATCTCTTATGCACTTATTAGTGAATACTTCAAAATAGTATGGATCTATTGTTAGATAATTCTTTTTAAGCACGTAAGATGACACTGTTTTTTGTATTGAAGTTCTGTTTTGAAGTAATGCATTTCCTAATTCTATATCTTCAGATGTGGGGTTACCAGCTGGTGAATATGCTAATGACGCCCCGTTATTTTGTAAAGGATAAATCATAGCATTAATACAATTCCACACTGCATCGTTTCTTTGAATAGCCTCGTTACCTGCGTCAAAAATAGGTGCATTTATTACTACGTATGGAATTGGTATTTCAATAATCGGTTGTGGAAAGTTATCGCCTGTAATATATCTACCTATAGCTGATATTGCTTGGATGGTTGCTTCTACCTCTTCCAGAGGAAGAGTTGGAACCGTGCTTCCCACATTTACATTCCTAGATAAAACTGCGCCACTAAAATAAAATTGACCGGTTTCTACTGATCTATGATTAGATGCATTATTAATATCAGCAAGAATAGCATCAAAAATAAATCCAGTATCTCTAAAACATTTTGCAGTTAATCCCATAGCATTTGCTGCTACCACCTCTGATAAGGAATTTATAGTAAAACCTGCAGGTACAATAATATTATCAAATTGAGATGGAATTAATATTGCGGTAATAGAGCCTGAGTCAGTATAGCCAACACCAGCGTCTAACACTCTTATTGCTGTTACCGTAAAGTTTGTTGTGTTTATATCAGCTACAAATTTTGCAACTCTAGTTACATTAACACCTCCACCCTGTATTAATACAGTCGGAGGTGTTGTATATCCAGACCCTGCATTAGTAATAGAAATATCTGCTGCACTAATTCCAAATAATGCAGATGAAGACAATGCGTATGGATATTTAAATAATGTGTATTGAACTATTTGGTTTTGTATTTCTTCTCTTCTTGGCGCTAATGTTGCTACTGCTAAATCATAAGAAGAGACAGGCTGTAATCTAGTACCTAAGGGTGTTGTTACAGGTATATCAGCACTGTTTGAAATAACTCTAGTAAAATTATTAAAGCTACTTAACATTATATTTTGAGATGCAGTAAAATATATATCTGACGATAAAACTCCCAAAGTTGTATAATTTTGTTCTGTAGGCATTAAATACCCATTTATCAATTTACCTACTGCAGAAATAGCCTGTATTGTAGCGTTTACCTGTTCAAATGGTAATGTGGGGACAGTTGATCCAACTATTTGATTTCTTAGTAAAATTGCGCCACTAAAATAAAATTGACCTGTTTCTACTGATCTATGATTAGCGTTGTTTCTTATATCAGCTACAATTGAATCAACAATATAACCGGTATCTCTATAACATCTCGCCGATAGAGCATTAGCCTGTATTGCATTTTCAGCTGATAATGCATAAGGAAAATTATATTTTACAAATTCAACTATTCTTTGTTGGATATTTTGTTTGTTTTGAAGTATAGCACTGCCAGCATTAAAGTATGTATTATTTGTGTCAAAAGGCACTACACCGTTAGGAGTAGTTACTGGAACAAATGCGCTGTTAGATATAACATTGGTGAAGTTTCTTAAACCTCCAATTGCTACTGTTTGAATAGGGTTTAAAAATGTTAACGATGATAGCACACCATTGTTGGTATAATTACCACCAAGTGTGTAAACAATGTCTGTACCTGCTATAATTGATCCTATATTTTCTATAGCAGCAATAGTAGGAAGTACTTGATTGCCTGGAAGAGCGGGTACTGTTGTATTTTGTTGAAAGCTATTAATATAACCGCTAAAATAGAGATTTCCTGTTTCTACAGCTCTATGATTTGCGTTATTCAATAGATCTGCTGCTATTGAATCCACTATATAACCTGTATCTCTAAAACATTTTGAAGATAAATTTACTGCAGCTGTAGTTGAGGAAGCAGATAATGCTATAGGAAAATTATCATAAACATAATCAACAGTTCTTTGTTGAATATAACTTTTTTGAGATTTTATAATACTTGCAGCCTGACTTCTTATAGTGGTTAAGCTATCTGTAGGACCTCTTGGAGTTGTCGGAGGCGCGGCATCAGGACCATTACCTCCAATTATTATAATATAATTGTTGTACCCATTTGTAACTAAACTACCTGCTTCATATACTCCAGAAAATCTAGGAATAGTAACAGTGAATTCATGTTTATGAGCAGGTATGTTTATCTGCAGGCCATGAATATGTGGTGGGAGCTGTTTAACGGTAAGCTGGTTTGCTAATGAACCACCATAACTACCTAATCTCTCATTTACAAAATCAGAAGCTCCCGTACCAGACAAACTACCCTTACCTATAGTTGTTCTCTTATTTAGGTTAGGTAAACTAAAAGAAGTTAATGTAGGCGCACCCCAGGTATTTCCTATTGCATCAAATAATTCAAAATAATCATTAACAGGTAATTCTCTACCATCGCATGGTAAATAGTTTGGAGGAGCTTTGCCATCCGGACCAGCAAAATCAATAATGGTGCCAACAGGAACACCGAACGTAAGGCCACCACCCTCTGCAATTAAACCTAAAGCAAACTTTAATTCATCAAAAGTAATATCTTCTGGCGGACCACTTAAATTTACTCTAGCCTTAACCGTGTTGGGTCTCATTGGAGCTAGTTTTATATTCTCTACCCCTCCGTCTGTTAATTGTAAGGTTCCCCCATCAAAGGAAAGTTCCGGAGAAGGATCTTTCATTTCTAAGATGGAATTGTTTAGCGGGTTTTTAGTTAACCCCTTACCTATTGCAAAAGTTGCAAGATATCTTGCATCTATACTATCTTGAATTAAACTTAAAACTCCATTATTATTATATAAATTAATATTATCAGGAGACGGAGTTTTATTAATTTCAACATAGTTAGTTTTTATTTGATATGCCTCTTTACCTAATGAAACTTCCCCTCCCGAAAGAATATACATTAAATTAGAGGTAGTTTCAAAGACAATATCCCCTGGATAGCCTGGCGTGGCATTAAAAACTTCATTTGATACACTATCAAATTCCACAAACCCCAAAAACTTAGAGCCTATAGTCACACCACCCTGGGTTACACCATCACCCACCACAATTCTTTGATAATCAGTTACAAACGCAGGTTCACCGGATTTAAGAATTACTCTTTTTCTGTCTTTATCAGGACCCTGTCTAAGTATGATTCTAGTATAATCACCCATATAATATACAAATTATTTATAAAATAGTACTGATATTTACATATAAATATAGATATGGCTGATGATAAAGTAAAACCAATTTATAGTGTAGTTGTTGGTAAACATAGACTTTCTTGTATTAATACAAGTACAGGTTCCACGGTGGGTACTTTATCCTATGACGGTACCGTTTCCTCTGGACCTATTGTTACCGGTGATAGATGTGTTACAGTGTTTAAGACTCCAACAGGATTAAGAGGTAGAATAATGAAACTACCTAATTTTACAACTATTACAACTTTTAGTGTATAGCATGTTGAATTTTCTCTATAAGATATATAATAGAGTCAAGATGTTAAGTAATGAATTAGTTGAAAAGCAGCCCATACAAACATACTCAGAGATTCCCAAAGAGTGTATTTTTATAGGAACTAAAATTAAAAACTTATATGACGAAAAAAGACTATGTATACAGGAAAATTATGCTCCTGGTAGATATAGATTGAATAATATTGATTTAAATTTGTTTGGTATAGTAAAAGAGATAACCGACACTTTCGGAGATCTAGTAAGAAAGATAAGACATCAAAAACAATTCGATTTAATTGGATATAATCTATTATTAAATGAAAATAATTTAACTTGTAATAATTGTTATTATAATTTAAACCCTCCTATATACCCTATTGATAATCACCATATTAAAAAAATAATACCAGAATTTGATTACGAAAATTTTATTTGTTTTAATCCCGAAATACCTAAATTTCAAGCATTTACATCGTTAAATTTGTTTTTAATAGTTCAGGACTAAATAGAACTGTCATGAGTTACGAATCTAATCTTTTACCTGAGTCTTTCCTTTCGAAATACAAAACTATAATTCCACCATGGGGGTTTAATGGATTAGGCTACGTAGTTTATAAAAGAACATATGCCAGAAAAATAGAAGGAACGAATCAAACAGAAGAGTGGTGGCAAACAGTAGCTCGATGTATTAATGGTGCACAAGAAATAGGAGCTGACTATACTCCAGAAGAAGCTCAAAAGTTATATGATTTAATTTTTAACCTTAAGTGTAATTTTGCTGGAAGAATGTTGTGGCAGTTAGGTACCGAAACAGTAAAAAAGTTCGGTGCTAATAGTTTACTAAATTGCTGGTTCGTGTCAATAAATGATCCTAAAGCTTTTCTTTTTATTTTTGAGAATTTAATGCTCGGTGGTGGTGTTGGTTTCTCAATTCGTAGAGAAGATATTCACGAGTTACCAAAAATTAAAAAAGAGGTAGTAGTTACACATCAAAATACAAAGGATGCAGATTTTATAGTCCCAGATTCAAGATCGGGCTGGGTTGAGTTATTAAGAAAAGTTTTAGAAGCCTATTATATTACAGGCAAATCTTTTTCGTATTCAACAATATTAGTAAGAGGTGCTGGTGAATCTATTTCAGGTTTTGGTGGCACTGCTTCTGGACCTGGTATATTAATTGAAGGTATACAAAAGATAACAAAAATCTTTCAACACAGAGAAGGTAAAAAATTACGTTCAATAGATGTATTAGATATTTGTAATATTATTGGCTCAATTGTGGTAGCGGGTAATGTTCGTAGATCAGCTCAAATTGCTTTGGGGGATCCTGACGACTATCTTTATCTACGTGCTAAAAATTGGTCTTTAGGTAATATACCAAACTGGAGAGCAATGTCCAACAATACTATCTATGCAGACGATTTTACCCATATATCGGATGAGATTTGGTCTAATGGATATATAATTGATAAAGAAACGGGATTTGCTAAAGGAGAACCATACGGGTTCTTTAATCTACCACTATCACAAAAATTTGGTAGATTAAAAGACGGTCCAATGAAAAAATCTAAATTATATCCCACAGATGAAGACAACGCACTAGGAACTAATCCTTGCGCTGAGATATCTCTAACATCTTATGAGTGTTGTAATTTATCTGAATTATATCTTAATAATATAAACTCTGAGGAAGAATTAAAAACCTGTGCCACGCTTTTATATAAAACACAAAAAGCTATTGCAGCTATGCCCTTTATTCATGATGAAACTAATAAAATAGTTCATAAAAATATGAGACTAGGTCTTGGTGTTACCGGTATATGTCAGTGTTCAGAACAAAAGCTAGAATGGTTAGAAAAAACTTACGAGGCTTTACGTAAATTTGATAAAGAATGGTCAAAAACAAAGGGATACCCTGAAAGTATTAAATTAACAACTATTAAACCATCTGGTACATTATCTTTGTTAGCGGGGTCAACACCGGGCGTGCACCCAGCGTATGCACCATTCTATATTAGAAGAGTTAGAATGGCTTCTTCTGACAGCTTAGTTAATACTTGTAGAGATTTAGGTTATGGGGTTGAATATGCTAAAAACTTTGATGGTACAGAAAATCACGATACTTTTGTTGTGTCGTTTCCTTGCTGTGCAGGCGAAGACAGTGTTGTAGCCAAAAACATGACCGCAGTACAGCAATTAGAATTGGTAAAAAAGATACAATCTATCTGGTCAGATAACGCAGTATCAGTTACAGTTTACTATAGACAAGAAGAACTAAAAGATATTCAAAAGTGGTTAAACGGTAACTTTGAAACTTCTATTAAATCAGTTAGTTTTTTACTACATAATGAACATGGATTTGCTCAAGCACCTTACGAAGAGATAACAAAAGAACAGTATGAAAAAATAAGCTCTAAAGTAAAAACCCTTAACAACATAGTGGTAGAAGAAGGTACTATAGAGAACTTAGAATGTGTTAGTGGGGCATGTCCAATTAAATAAAAATTTCGCCTAAAAATGCTTCCCACTTTTCATGGTGAGCTGCAATATTTTTATGTTCATGTTGCTTAAGTATAAGCTTACCAACTTTTCTATAATACTCTGGACCAGGATAACCATACCTGTTCATTCTTCTTATTAATCTATCTTTAAAGAAAGATAAAGAAACTAATATTTTAGAAGCTAAATTAATTCCATGCTCTTCTGTTACTAACGGTAAAAGATTAAAAGTTTTCATATTTTTGTATACAAAAACAGCAACGGTATAGCACTCATTCTCATCATCGGCAAAAGGCGAGTTTAAGCACATAAAACACAAAACATCTAATGCGTTAGTAATAAGAACTTTTTCTTTTTCTGCTAAAATTTTTTGTCCAAATGCCTTTTTTAATAACTCGTGAACAGACTCATCACCACTGTAGAGTTTTTTGATACTCTCTTGTTCTTCTTTCGTGTATAATTCTTCAATTAACACGGGCATAATAATATTTAGTTTGTTGATTTTGAAAAAAATACTCTATTTTTATATAAATAAAATTTGTACGGAGCAATATCAAACAGGGGTGGGATGGTGGGAGCTTTATAAGCTACTGTTTGATAGATAATTGCTATATTTTTATGTAAAGTCTACGTACATATTTTGGCCTGTTTCTTGTCTATCGAAGTTTTTATCAAAGTTAGATTTTTTGTTTACATTTTTATCAGGGTCAGGTCCCATTTTACCGTTTTTAATTTCCATTGGCGGTGCAGGAGAATCTCCTAATAATGTACTTTTTGCTAAATTAAAATTATCTTCAGCATTACCTGTTAAATTTAAAGGCACATTTCTAAAAATGTGAGAATGAGGGTGTATTCTTACGTTTGATTTTTCTGGTAATGCACCAGTTGTACCTATACTTTTAATGTTTACATCTTCATCGGGAGTAATAGTAAACGTCGCGCCATCTATTGGTATTCCTGTACTAGGCTGAACGATAGGCTGACCTTGCGAACCTATTTTAGCTTTCCATGTTATATTTTTTAATAGATACCCTATAATCTTTGCAACTTTGTAGTCCGTGGTGCCATAGCTTTCTTGTAACTCTTCAGTTTCTTGATAAGAAATAGGAGCTGAAATTACATTAACGTGTAATGGTCCATTAAACATACCACCCCCTTGACAAACAAAATTTTTGCCAATAGCTAAGTTATCATCAATACCGACTTGACCTGAACCTGATTTTAAACTTAAAATTTTACCTTCAAGGTTTAATCTGCCTCCACCGTTCACATTTACCTCATTTGACGATGATATATTTACTTGTTCACCGGAAAAATTTGCTAATGCTCCGCCTATCTCCGTCATTCCAGCTGTCTGAAATTTTATACCACCAGCTCCAACAATAAACACAAGCTTATTGTTTGCAGCAATAGTTAAAGTTCCTCCTGATAAATCATCAACATGAACAGGTTCAATTAATGGTGATTCTACTTGTTTTTGATAAGCACCCACTTTATCTATTGACACACCTGCATTTGTAAGTTTGCCTTTTTTGTCAACTCTAATTGGATCTAAGTCATTAAATGCAAGCCCAACATTAATAACCATATTACCAGTAACCTCTGTAATATCATCACCATCTTCACCTAGCGCTTGACCATAACTTGCAAGCTTAGGAGCTGCTTCCACATACATTGGACCTATCTTTTCTTTTCTATCGTCTTTTGGAAAATTTCCATCCTGAGAGCTAGGAGATTTACCTTTGTTAGGAGCCTTACAAACCACACACTCATTAACTTGAGGGTATTGAACGTTTTCAACTGATAGATTTTTTAAGTTAAACGCCGGTATTTCAAAAGGTATTAAGCTCTTAAGCACGTTTAAATCTACAGGAATAAGTTTTTTAATTTGCTCCAACCCACTTTCACCCTTATAGGTTGGTTGTGTTTTATTTTTACTACACGCAGGACATTCAGTTGGCGCATCAACATATGACTGTTCTGTAGAAGAAAACAATGTATCGGGTTCTGCTCTTTTATTTTCAAATAGAGCTTTCATTTTTGATATTTTTGAAAGCTCCATTTTCTCACCTTGTGCAGCAGCTACATTGTTTGATCCAACCACCCTTCTACTGCCACCACGAGCTATAACAGTTCTTGGACCATCGACGTGGGAATTAAAAGATGTTTTATGATCTTCAAATACATTACCTTGAGTTATATTGCTCTTATCCCCTGTTATAAAGCTGTTTTTCGAACCATCATTAGTAGTAGTTTCTGACGAGCCAGATACATGCACCTTTGATTCAAATCTATTATTTGTATTATTATTAACTATAGTCTTACATGCACCAGAATTTGATACCTGCTGATGCCTAAAAATAATTTCATCTGAATTAGATTTAGATTTTACATCTCCTCTATTTTCATAAGAGCCGGGATATCCAGAGGGGGTTAGATTTTGTTGAAAATCTAAAGTAGCAGGTGCATGTCCAATTACAACCGGAAATTGGGCATCTCCATTCATAAAGGTTACCCAAACTTGAGTATTAACTGTGGGTACGGTAAAATTGCCCGCGGCCTTATTATAACCAGCATCTGTATTAAAACCCCCTGGGTTAGAACTAGCCATAATACCACCTGCAGCTGCTCCACTACCCCATATACTAGTAAGTCCTTCGTTAATCTCGGCAGGTCCACCACCTAATTCTGTATCCGATAAAGCTAACGTATAATTTGAGCTGTCACTATCTGAGGGAGATGTTAGACCTGTAGCGTTATTATATTTAGAATTACCGGTTTGCCCTGTAATTGGCATTATTACCTGACACCAAGGCAATTTTGATTTTAATATTTCTATATATTCAGTTAAGTCAATCTGATTTTTATTTTGTTTGTTAACGTTTTTACCGAATAAACCAAAATTAACATTTTCATCATACTTCTGTTCTGGTAAGGGTAATAGACCTGTATGAATAAATGGAACAAAAACTTTTACTCTACCACTTTGAAGCGGATCGTCGTTTTGAATTACTATACCTTTATAAATTGTATTGTATTGACCTGTAAACATATTAAATTAATTTAGCACTATCTCCTTTTCTTTGTGTTAATGTTTGTGTTGCTGGTAGACTATTTTTAGGTGGGGTAACTTTAACTACTACAGGACCCATTAATTTAGATTGAACTTCGGCTGCCTCAGTTACAGATTCGTAATATAACTGTAATGTTGCCCCTCCAGTCTTAATTCTATCAACTGCATCAAATGAACCTATTCCTGGCACTTCAACTTTACTACCATATAAAATCTTTACATTATCTACAGCACAACTTTTACCAGACATAAGCTGTCTACCAGTAGCTGATTTTTTATTATATGCATCTAAATCTGCTCCTGGACCTTTACCATAATAAGTTGTAGCCACTACATCAATAAAATAAGGTTCATTAGGATTTTTAGCCGAATTTTTATTTCCTAATAAACTATTGGCAGTAGTTGCAAGGGAATTTATAGCTTCAACACTTGTTGGAGGTTGTATAAATTTTCTTACTGTATCCAAAACTTCCCCCTCTAACGCATTTGTCGCTGTCTCTAATGTAGAAGCTATTATACTTTCTCTATAATCAGGATCTGTCGCTAAATCTCTTATTTGCTTTGGTGAAAAATCCTTTATAGAATTTGTTACATCCGATACTGTTTTACTGTATTTTGATAATGTTCCTGTATCACCCATATAACCCAATAAGTTAGAAACTCCTCCAAGCGCATCATCAAAAAAATCAACAGAATCCTGCAAGTCACCCTTACCTAGCGATGTAAGAGTATCAGAAACACTATTTACTACATCAGACGCTTGTCCAATAGTAGAAGTTACTTGATCTATAACCCCTTTTATTTCTGATTCTATTAATCCTTGAATACTATTTAAACCATTTTTTATGGTATCTTGTAATGATAGTTGATCCAATAATTGAAATGCACCGTTACTGTCTATTTTTACTAAATTTTGAGGTAAAAGAGTTGATGCTATTTCTGAAAATTGATCTAGCTTAGGCATTTGAGCAATAGATAATACATCAGAAAGGGAAATACCCTCTTGCAAATTTTCTAATAGCTCGCTTGCTCCTGATGTGATATCAGCTGCTTTTAAATTCATATAAAATATTTACTTGTAAATCTTTGTTTATACACTAACATATTTGTATGAGTCGCAAAATACCCTTAATTTCGCATGAATCTCCTATTCAATTACTTGACAAATCATTATCATATAACGACTATGATTATTGTTTGGTGCATTTATTGGAACAAGAACCACAATATAAAGAATTTTTTCAATATTCTTCTAGTCAAGGAAGAAGAATACTGTTAGATACATCTATTTTTGAGCTAGGGGAAGCGTTTAATTTAGAAAAATATGCCTATTGGGTTAAAGAGTTAAAACCGTATGAATATATATTACCTGATGTCTTAGAAGATAGTGAAGCTACTAAAATAAATTCTAAAAATTTTGTAGATAAGTATCCAGACTTACCAGGAAAAAAAATAGGAGTTGTTCAAGGTAAGACCTATAAAGAGATAGTCGATTGTTATAGATTTTTAGATGAGCAGTTAAATGTGGATAAAATTGCTATTTCTTTTGATTATTCATATTACAAAAATGTAGCTTGGCACCCCAACAAGTGGGTGTCATTTATGAATGGTAGAGTTTGGCTAATTTCAGAATTACTAAAGATGGGTGTTATTAATAAAAACAAACCACACCATTTATTGGGTTGTAGCAACCCATTAGAGTTTTCTTTTTATAAACATGAAGATTTTAATTTTATTGAGTCTCTCGACACCTCCTCACCTATAGTTCACGGTATACATAAAGTACAGTATGAAGAAAAAATAGGAGACTGGGAAAAGGTATCAATAAAATTAGCTGATCTAATTAATGCTAAATTAGACGATGACCAATTACAGATCATAGGACGTAATATAGCTAAATTTAGACTGTATGTATACTAAACCAAAAAACATCTGCTGGACAGCGATGTTTAGTAGAACTGGGTACGAGCTTTATTGTATTATAAAAAAGCTTAAATTATTGCCCACACAGATTATATGTAATAGAAAGCCTATTAAAGATGGTATCGATGAAAGGTTTTGGAATTTTCTACAATCTCAAAACTACGATATTACTTTTGTAACAAAGATACCTAGAGCAGAAGAGTACGATCTCTTTCTGCAGCCACCAGATAACCATATTATTACACTACACGGTTGGATGAGAATTGTACCCCCAGAAATTTGTAGTAAATTTAACATCTACAACGGACATCCAGGTGATATTATAACATACCCTGAGCTAAAGGGTAAGGACCCTCAGCAAAAGGCTTTTGATCTTCAACACAAAACCATAGGTACAGTTATACACCAAGTTATTGCTGAGGTAGACGCAGGTGGCGTCTGTGTATATTCCAAGATAGATAACACATTTAAAGATGTTGAAAGTATTTCTATAGCTTTACGCGAAGAATCTATTGACTTATGGACTGACTTTATTAAAATGAGAATTACCTAATATGCCACCTGAAGACTTACAACAAACAATTCTAGAAATAGAACAAAAATACCCTAAAACAGTTGAGGAGTTTAAAAAAATACAAAAAGAACAATACGAAACTTTTTGTAGTAAACTCCACGACTACGGTCCTTACAACATTTCATTAGGACGAGAAGTAAGAAACAAACAAGACATATCTACTGCACTTACCGTTATATGTATTAGATGTACTGAGAAGGTTCAGAGATTAATTAATATACTTTTCTATACTAAGGACCACGATGCTCATAACGAGCCTATGATTGATTCTTTTAAAGATATTTCTGTCTATGGAATTATTGCACAAATAATTCATAGTGGCAAGTGGAATAAGTGATGATATAATAATTGCATGAGAGTTTCATTTACAGGTGCTCAGAGTACGGGTAAGACTACGTTACTTAACAAGTGTAAAGAGGTTTATAAGGATTATAAATTTGTAGACGAAGTTACAAGATATGTACGTAGAACATATGACGTTAAAATAAATGAAATTGGTGGCACTGAAACTCAGCTATACATTTTAGCAGAACATATTAAGAACCATTTGAGGAGTGATGAAAATTTAATATTGGATAGATGTATTTTAGATGGTTATGTTTATACAAAGTATCAGGTTGTGAACGGTAAGGTTTCTGAGCAGGTTTTACATGCATTTAATGGGGTTTACGGTGTTTTGATGGATAAATTAGATTATATTTTCTATACCGATCCTACAGATGTTAAACTAGTTAATGACGGAGAGCGTAGCGTTGATTTTAGATTTAGAGAAGATATAATTGCAATGTTTGAAGATCTTATAAAATATAAGATGTCGCCTTCTAACAGAGAAAAAGTAATTCGTCTCAGTGGCACAGTTGAACAAAGAATGGAAATAATAGAAAAATATTTAAAATGAGTGAAAATTTAACAGATATAGCTTCTAAATCGTTAGGTTCTTCAGCGTCGTATGCAGTTTATACTGACCGGCACGATGCTTCACTTCTTAATCCCATGCCTCGTAAACTAGCCCGTGATGGTTGGAATATTAAAGGCGATGAATTTGTTGGATATGATACATGGCACTGTCATGAGGCTACTTTTTTACTTAACAACGGTGCACCTATTGCCGGGACTTTAAAATATACCTATTCCTCAGACTCAAAATATATGGTTGAGTCTAAGTCTGCTAAGCTCTATCTTAATACATTTGATATGTGTAAGATGGGTCAGTCAGTTGAGACAGCCATTCATAATTACGAGCTACAAGTAAAAACAGATTTAGAGAAAGCTTTAGAGACAGAAGTGGATGTTAAGTTCTTTAAATCAGGGGATGATATTAATGCTATTTTTCCTATGGCAGGCTATCTTGACTTGCAAAGCTTTCTTGGCAGAGATATAGAAGCATTAGAAATTACAGATTACAACGCAGTGCAAAACCACTTAGAGTTTGAAAAAGCTAATTATTCTGGCTACGGTTACTCAATTAAAGATGATAAAGCTTTATATGCTAATAAATTCTTCACAAACGCTTTGAGATCACGTTGTCGTCATACCAAACAGAAAGATACAGGGGCTGCCTATATCTCAATAAACACAATTGACAGTGTGATTAAACCTGCATCTCTATTTAAACAAATAGTGTCCTTAAGAGAGGTAAACGAATTTCATGAGTTTTGTGCAGAAAAACTCTATACTGAAATAATGAAGTGTCCAGAGGTAGATTCTTGTTGTGTAACTTTGCTTTATTCACGTAGAGGTTCGTTAGATATTAATCCAACAAGAGCTACACACTATGAAATGTTACCACCGGTATTAATTAATCCGAAATATTACACCCAAAAAGCAATGGGTCAGTAATTATAGATAACCGAGAAGTCTTAATCTACGAACTCTATTTTGTCCTGACTCAAAAGTATTAACTTCCCATTGGTCGTAAGGACTTTCTGCACTAGTTCTGATGGCTAATGTTGCAACGTTTGAGAAGACCGCGCTATCTACACCAGAAGCTGATAAACGAGCTCTAAATGTGTAATCATCTAAAGCAGATTCAGCAACAACTGTGTAACTTGTACCTGTGCTGCTACCAGGAGCGTTTGTATATGAACTTGAACCTGCAGCCGCTCTTTGCCATTGATAAACAATCGCATTACCACTTAAAGGTGTTCCTAGAAGAGAACCTGATACATTAAAAGTTACAGAAGTATTTTCATTTACTAACTGTGAAACTGGTTGAATTACTACGCTTACGTTTGCCATATATTAGTATTTATTTGCTAGGGACACAATTTGGCACTTTTTTGCCGCCTTTTTTTTTCATCCCAACCATTTTATAACCCTTCCAACAAACACCTCTAGGAGCTCTTTTATTTTTTTCCAATAAAACTTTAATTATATTATCGAAATTTAGATTCATGGTATTATATATTTATATAATGTACGTACCTTCTCATCATTTTACTGAAGAACCAGAACAAGAAATCGTTTGTTTATTTACAGATGAAAAATTTGTATATTTAGAAGGGGACAAAAAATCGTTAATACATCCAAAACATGCAGAAGGTGCAGTAGATGAACTACCACCACGTTTTTATAAACAGCCATTTATTAAAAGATACCCCAACGGTCAAGTCAGAGTGTTCGGTAGTATCGAATAAATATATTTGTGTTAAATTTTACTAGAGTAAATCAAATATTCCTCGAAGACTATACTATAAAAATTTTAGGTGATAATTTTAAATATATTATAGGTAACGGACTGTATCTTTCGGGCTCAAATTACAATACTAATTATGTAGATCTATACAGCGAATTCGATAATCTATCCGCATTTAACCCACCTTTTTCGGGTATACCTATAACAGATTTCGAAATAATAAATAACAATGAGTTAAATTTTAATTTACCTAAAAATTTACCCATCGGCAAATATGACGTAATATTTTGTAACCCGGCCGGTTATTATAAAGCTTCTAGCAATAGAAAATTTAAGCTTATTTCAGTATTTTACTATGACAATAAAATTCTTACTTTTATTAACGGAACAAATTTAACGACTTTATCTGGTGTTCAGTTAACGACTATATCTAAATATATAATAGAGGATGAATAATACCACAAATTTTACCCAATTTGATACGGCTACACCTCTTACATCATCTGATTACATTGTAGGTTATAAAGCTGATGGTTCAAAAGAGATAAAAACAACAGTTCAAGACATTATTACTTTAGTTGGTGAGACTGATTCACAAACTTTAACATATACACCGACAACCCAGGAACTATCTATTTCTAATGGAAATGCAGTTCAATTAGATAATTTAGTTTCTAAATGTAAAGCAATAGCTTTTTCTGTAGCGCTATAAATAATATTAATGAAAACACTTGTAACAAATTATATTTTTTCAGCATCAAGCAAACAGGTAACTCTAACAGATTACCCATCAATAAAGTTAGATCAAATTCTTTTAATAACAAATGTAACTGATAATGAAATAATTTATAATTTTGCGTGTAATAATTTAGGTGGTACATTAGCAGGTAATGTACTTACTTTAGAATATGACACTACATCAATGTCTAATACGGATAGATTACAAATTTTTATAGAAGACTATGTAGTGCCCACAAAAGAGGACACTTTATTATCTGTTAAATTAAATTTAGATAATACAAATACTTTATTAAACGTTTTAACATCTAAAGACACTACAATAAGCTTAGACGTATCCGCTATAAATTTAAACACCGATAATATAGAGTCATTAATTAATAGTTCTAATACTAGACTAGATAATTTAACTGCTAAAAACTTCGCAACAAGTGCTAAGCAAGATACTTTAATAAGTCTTCTTAATAGTTTAACAGCGAAACAAGATACATTTAACATTGATATATCTTCAGTCAATCTTAACACTAATGAAATTGAAAGTTTAATAAAAACTACTAATTTTCTTCTCTCTTCCAGCGATTCAAATACCTCTTATCTAATTCCTAAAGCATATACAACGGTTGCAACTACGGAGTTAACAAGCAAATATTTTACCGATTTTAATGGTTTAACTGGGTTCTTAAAAAATATAAAGGGTATTAATACAACCGAAGATCCTTCGTTGCCGGGTACAGGAGTATACTTGCAAATATGGACAGGCAGTAATAATTTAACAGGAGCAAATTCGAAATTACTATTTACGTATTCCGTTGAATCGGAAAGTAATTTTGATATAACATTTCCTGATGGTATACCTGTCAGTCCTTTGTGGGTGGTTGGTAGTTCAACTTCTATAACATACACCCCTGCCCCTGACACATTGTTTTTAACAATCACCTATACAACAGAATAAATATATAAAATATGAGTACATTGAACATTACACCTATTGAAGGAACTGTTACATATACCTATGATGAACTAGATAGAGTGTATCTCCGTAATGTTTATAAAGATGATACAGTACAAAGAGTAAGAAGAAAGGATAATAGTACTAGACAAGGAACATCTTTAGCACCACAGAAGCCTAAGGAATTAATTTATCAAGATGTACATTATTATAATACAAATATTGGAGGTGTTTCTCAGGTAAAACGAATTTATAAACCATATATTTCGACCCCGATAAGTGATAATGGTACAATTACAGCTACTGTCTCTAGTCAATCTCATATTATTGCAGCAGGTTTTCATTATGATGATAATGAAACAGATTTTTGTTTTAGAGTTATACAACCATATCTTCTCACCCAACTTGGAAGTTATTGGTATCATACAACTGATATACCTTTACTCTCTGCCGTAACCATGACCTCACCAGTAACAGGGGATCCAGGATTTTATAAAGCATTTGCAGTAACAGAGACCGGAACCCTATTTTCTAGAACTTTAACAATCTCATGAACAATATAGATTACAGATTATTTGTGGGTAGTGAAAATAAAGAACCCTTGCCTCCTATTTTTAAAGGTAAAAAACAAGTATTAATTTATCCCGGAGATTTAAACGATCAAATACATGGAAAATTGAGTAGTAGGAGAAAAGCTGGTAAGTCAACTAAATCTGGATTAAGAAGATATATTTTTAGATATAACAAGGGTACTTTTGAATACTTAGCGACTAGAATGGGTCAGAGAAATGGTGGAAACAATAGCACCCCCAACCAAACGTTTTTAAAAATTATTGTACCCAATTCCTTTAACGTACCAACACTTTCCGCATATCCTGTGCAGTTAGATTTTAAATCTAAAGGAAAAGTTAATTTAGATTCTACAGTTAGTAAAGAAACATTTGTATATAATGCTAACTCTATTATTAATTATAATACAGCATTAACAAGATGGGAATGGAAGACAAGACCAGCAACAATCCCACCTACCCCGCCTGGAGGAGCTTTTAATATTACCGCCTATTCAAGTTCAACAACCGTTCCATTAAGAGAAGCAAGCACTCTTAACGGTATTGTATGGACATTTCGCGGTAATCCTAATGAACCTATTGGTGGTTCTGATCCCGAATTAGTCGGTAGAGTTGAAATTGAAAATAAACAATGGTTTAATAACAATACAATATCTAATTTAAATCAATGGCCTATAAAAAATAAAGATGCTCAGGGCGGGCTTATGCCTCTTTATCCATATAAATGGATGACACATCAATGGCTACAAAGACATGATGGAAATGGTACTTATGCATACACAACTTTAGATGGCAGACCGGATTGTTTATCTGATGAATTTTTATTTAAATGTTTTAAGGGTGTAGAACTACAAGAATATGAAATAGTTTTTGTAGAGGTTGTTTGGAGATATATGCAAAATATGTGTCATGATGATGGAGTTAATGGTATAGTTTTTTACGGTAATAATGTTCCAAACTATAGAGGCTATAATTTGCATAATGTGGAATGGTTCTCACCAAAACCTTTTTATACTCGTAGACAAAAAGGAAGAGTATATAGAATTGGTAAACTTGCTAAAAGTAACCCTGTAGGAGATTTTGATACAGTTACTTTTGCACAACGTACTAGAATCGTGACTACACGATGGTACAAAGGAGGTAATACTGCACTAGAATAAATAATAAACATACAGGCCCTAATCGGATGAATTCGGTGAAACCTTCCTCTGCGTAGTAGAGATGGCAATACCGAGCCAAGCCATAAACCATTTTATGGAAGGTGTAGAGACTACTGGAGACAAAAAGGTTTGTCTTAATAACCAGCAAGAGCGTCCGACAGAATAAAATCTGAAGATATAGTCCGATTTATAAAGAAATTTATAAGAAAAGTCGCTAACATCATTTATTGAAAGATACAGCAATGTATTAGTTAGTCTAGTTGGCGGAAGTGTCAACGGGAAAGGGTCAATGGCTTTTGAAACAAATTTAGATTACTTGAGAACTCTCGCCAATCATGGCGTAGAGCCTGTTGACTCATCCAAAGATGCGGTTGAAAAGTTTAGAGTCTCAAACCCTCAAAGTTTAATAGATACAGACTTTGAGTATTCTTTACAGTCTTCTAAATGGGAATTTTTAACTACAAGCAATAACTATCCCGGAGTATATGCCCGTGCCAATGAGCCAGCTTTTTCTTCATCACAAATTACTTCTATTTTACCCACAGGTCCCGATAATAAAGATGTGGAAGTAACTGTTAATATTGTTCCTCGTATACCTTTTAGAACCGGAGATTCTATTGTAATTAAAGATTCTTTAAACACTACGTTTGTAGATGGTGCATATGTTATTACAGAAGTACCATCCCAATTTAAGTTTATAATTACAACCAAGTCGCCTGTCGCTTTAGTGGGGGATCAAAAAACACCCTATACAGCTTTGTTTACGGGTGGGTTATTTTCAAATGTCAATATTCCTATTAATAAAATAACAAGTATTGCGGGTACAAGTGCGGCAATCATAGATTTTAAATACCCTCACGGTTTATTTAAAAATTCACCAATCATTATTGCAGATCCTAACCAACCTACGGCTCGTTATTGTGGTACATTTAATATTAATACTATTTTATCTGAAACTAGTGCCACTTATATAACAAATGTCACATCGCCGTTTCCTACTACAACTCAGATTGTACCAGCTTCTGGTTTAGTATATGCAAGAACTGAGGGTATTGCAGTGCATCGTTATTTTGATGGTGGGGTACAGATTAATCCCGGTACTTCCGCTCCCAATGCACAAATTTTAAGACAAACAAGAAAATATTTTAAATATCAATCCGGAAAATCTGTACAATTTAGTACTGGTATTCTCTTTTTACCAGTATATGAAATTAACAAGACAGAGGTAGATACTGTTCAATATAATAATAGCCAATTTGTATCTAAAATTATAATTTCTGGGGTGGAAGATTCTTCAAATGGTACTTATGAAAGAGATTATGATATAGATTCTTCTTATCAAACCAATCAATCTACCGTATTTTATGGTCCTAGTAGTAATCAAATTTATCTTTCTGGAAATGGAAGTGATACACAATTTTGGACCTTATGGGATTCATCATTAAGTGCAAACACTTATCAAAATACATCTACTCCAATTTCTTCTATATCTGTGGGGAACTGGGTTCAATTGGAAGGTACACTGGCAGTAGATTTAACAGCCGTTAATACTGTTTCAAGAGGCTATAATTTCTACGATTTTATTATTGATACTGTACAATTTCATGGGTTTTCTAAGCCTGATGAATACAGAGAATCAGCTTACATAGAGACAGTTGGTTTTGAACTAAGTGCCCCGGCTCCTAGAAATCCATATAATGGGTTTTTCCCAGTTTCTGAAGTTGTAAATGCAAAGCAATTTAAAGTAAGACTTTTGGCAAGTGATAACAATCCCTTCCCCACAAGTATCTTAAACCCCGGAGGTATTGGATTAGTTAGAGTTAAAAGTTTTAATGATGCCACTGTAAGATCAGGTTTATTTGATGAACAAAACGGTATATTTTTTGAATACGATGGAAAAGATCTTTATGTTGTAAAAAGACAGAGTACCACTCCATTAGCAGGTACTGTCACTGCTACTCTAGGTAATCCTTTACTGTCTTCTTTTGATGGTAATTGCAGGTTTAAATCCCAATTAACGGAGGGGGATTTTATAGTTATAATGGGTCAGTCATATCTTGTTAATAAAATTATAGACGATAATAATTTAAACATTGCCCCTTATTATAGAGGACCAACTATAAATAGCGTTGTTGTAAATAAAACAGAAGAACTTAGAACCCGTCAAAAAGATTTTAATTTAGATAAACTCGACGGAACCGGACCTTCAGGGTATGTTGTTGATCTTAATAGAATGCAGATGATATTCATAGATTATTCTTGGTATGGTGCTGGTAAAATAAGATATGGCATAAGATCTAATAAGGGCAAAATAATATATTTTCATGAGATTTATAATAATAATGTAAATAGCAAAGCTTACATGCGTACGGGAAATGTACCCGGACGTTTTGAAATCACTAGTCGCAGTAAAAGAGGCAAAATAAAAAATAATATAGAATCTTTAAATAACATTCTTCCAACAATAGCTTCCTCAGTAAGAGGCATACCGGGCACAAAAAATGTAGAATTTAAAATTTCTGGCGATTATTCAACACCGAATCCAATCACTGTATTTGATATAAGCGGTCTCGGTAATAAGACCAGTTTGGCTATAGGAACATTTAACCCCTTATCCAGAACATATAATGCGGGGCAAAACATAACTACGGTAAGATATGAAATAGAATCACTAGATGAGTTTGGAAGTATGCCACCGAATACTACAAGTAATATAACTGTTTTTGCAGGAGCGTCTCAAAATGTCTTGAGAGTATCGGAAGAAGATGCTTATTACTTACCGGGAAAAGGAAGACTTATCGTAAAAGATGAATATATAGATTATGAAAAAGGTAGTAAGTTTAAAGAAAATATAGATTTAATTATTAAAAGAAGAAATGCTAACGGATTACTATCAGTACCTAGTATAAACGAAAATGATAGTTATTTGTCTTTTAACCAAAACTGTTCACCAGCATTAAGTCATTGGGGCGTTGCTGCACTAATTGATGGTGGCTTTAATGAAGATAAATCGTATTTATTTACTGGTGCAAGTGATGGTTATTTAATTGCAGATCAGCATGAGGCTGCAGTTCTTAGCATTCGTCTTGCCCCTTCTGTTGATTATGGTATAACTGCACCTTTTGGAGTAAGAAATTTAATTAATCATTCTTCAATGCGCTTAAAGAGTATTGGCATAGTAACAACTAACCCCGTTCAAATTTTTATTCGTCTAAATTGTGACAGTACATTATTTAGAACTTCTTCAGGCTGGCAGCCTGGAGGCAATGGTAGTATTGCCCAGTACTGGGATCATACTACCAGTGGTACTTTTCCCGTATCAGGAACTGGAGGAGATTTAATTGGCTCGTTCTTTCTTGCTCCCGGTACTCCAGCCACTACAACTTATAGAGACCCTACATATATAAGTCAAGATTATGATATTGAGGTTGTACGAGATTTAGGAAATAGTATTATAGGTGGGAATTTTGTATACCCAGACGGGCCTGATATATTAACTTTAAGTGTAAAAACATTTGAAGATTATAAAGCTCTAACGCGAGCAAGAGTATCTTGGACTGAAGATCAAGGATAATTGAATTTATTGGAAATGTAAGGTAAGTCTTTTACCTCTTTGTATAAATCATACAATTTTTCTAATGTTATAAATAAATTTTCTGACGGATAAACACTTATAAAAATTTCTATATTGCTCTCCTAGTCCACCTGATGGTTTCTCTATGAAACCTGGTACTATGGATAAAACGTTCATCAATATAATTATATAATAAAAATTTAAAAATTCAAATTACATATAAATAATAATAATGAGCGTTTTTTATAAAAAAACATTAAATCCATCTTATTTTAAAAATTTTAAATTTGATAAAAGTATCAGAAGAAAAATACTTAAGATAGTAGATAACTTTATTAAAGAAAGCGATTTAAACATACCAGTAACTGATATTAGACTAACCGGATCCCTTGCGAATTTCAATTATAACAAGTTTTCTGACCTAGACATACATATCATTACTAAATTTAGTGAAATAAGCGGAGACACAGATGTTGTAAAGGAAGCATTAAATGGCTTACGCTTTGTTTGGAACTTAAGGCATAATATTTTTATTAGAGGTCATGAAGTTGAGATGTATTTTGAAGATGAAGGTGAAGCACATATATCTACTGGGGTTTATAGTTTAAAGTTTGATAAATGGATTAAAAAACCAAAATATGATCCACCTCAGAAAATTGATGAACAATTATTATCCAACAAAGAATTTTATTATATAGATTTGATAAACAGATTGGTAGATAGGCTTAATAGAGCTAATACAAAAGATGAAATTAGACTAATATATAAAAAGGGCAAAATACTAAAAGATAAAATAGTAAAAATAAGAAAAGAGGCTCTTACAAAAAGCGGAGAATTTGCTTTAGAAAATCTTTTATTTAAAAGACTGAGAAGTAAACATGTAATAGATAAACTTATTGATTTAATTAATAGTGCTTACGATAAGTTTTTTATGGAAAGTCTTAGCTTTAATAATACATTAAAGCGTATTGTTAGTAATATGTAAAAAAATAACCCCGGCTCTTTCGAACCAGGGTTAGTGATTTGCCTAACTTCTAAAATCTTAGAAGTATACCGATTGATTAGCCGGGGTGAATGCTTCGCCGAGACCACTCAAGAGGATTACGTGATAGTAAAGAGCAGCGCCAAAGATGTTGTCAACAACTCCGTAACGTGTTAGTAAACCAACACGTGGTGAGAAGTCGTTAGGACCAATGGTGCGTTGAACCATCACAGGGATGTAAGGACAATAAATGATACCGGTATCGTAATACTCAGGACCTTTATAGCCTAACAATGCGTACTCGATACGACGGTTACGTGCCGAAGGGTTACCTGGAACGTATGAGCTTCTGCCCATTTCGTATTGAGCCTCTGTGCGAGTGTCGCGGTAAACATTGAATCTTCCACCGAGGTTACCAACTTTTGCGACGCCAACTGGTTGTGTGTTTACGTTACCTTGTACAGGTACCCATTGGAACTCAGGAAGCATTTCGAGGATTGCGGCAACACGTGGTGTACAAACAACAAAGTTTGCAGCGCCACGACGGTTGCGGATAGCAATACGATTAGCTTCGATGATTAAACGTTGATAGAAGTCGCGATTTCTCTCGACTAACCAACGTCCATCAGCTGAGGCTGGGGACCAGACAGAATAACCAACACCGTAACCAGCGTTAAGAGCGACTTGGATCATGCGGATGATCATCTCACGGTCGATTTCAGC